GCGTCGCCGTCCACAGCAAGAGCCTGCCGTGGGTCGGGATGCTCCCGCCTCCGGCGGAGTCCGGCCTCGTCTGGCCGAGGGCCGCCGCCTCGATGGAGGCGGGCAACCTCTCCAGGGAGTTCACGGCCATCGCCGTGCTGGCGGGCATCCGCCTGGACAGGGAGCCCGGGGAGGGCGAGCGGCGGACGGGCAGCGTCCGCCTCAAGTGCTTCCATTCGCTGCGCCACACCTTCGCGACGGAGGCCCTGCGGCGCGGCGTCTCGGAGGAGGAGCTCAAGGAGCAGGGCAACTGGGCGTCCGTCGGCGTCATCAGCGGCCACTACAACCACGCCAAGCTGGAGCAGGCGAAGAAGGCGGCCCTCAAGGTCGCCGAGACCATGAGGGGGGCGTGATGTCGAGATACATCGCCACGGGCAAGGAGAGAAGATGCCACGAAGGCGGCTGGAAGGCCTTCAACGACAGCCTCAACGCGCGGCTGGCCGAGGCGACGGCGCATCCCGTCGCCTGCAGGTCCTGCGGCCGGCGGGACAACGACTGGCCGCCGCGCCACGGCCTCTGCTGCAACTGCTGGTGCCGCCTCCTCAACAGGCGGCTCGCGCAGGGCATGACGCTGGCCGAGGCGGAGGCGGACGCCGGCGCGGAGGCGGACGCCATGCAGGGAGGGGCCGGAGCCCCTTTCCGTCGGAAGGACGGGGAAGACAGGGCCGCGTCCCGGAAGGACGCGGGAGAAAGACAACACTGAAGCAAAAGGACATCAAATGGGCAATGCAGTCATGACGCTGTCAGGCTACCTGGGCAACGGCCCGGAGGCCAGGACCATGCAGAACGGCACGGCGTGGACGGAGTTCCCCGTCGGCCTCAAGTCCGGATACGGCGAGCGGGAGGAGACCAGCTGGGTCCGCTGCCGCGTCTTCGGGCGGGCGGGCGAGACCGCCCTCGCCAACCTCGCCAAGGGCGACTTCGTCGCCTGCAGCGGGGAGTTCGAGATCCGCCACTACCAGAAGCAGGACGGGACGCCCGGCGTCTCCTACGAGATGAAGGTCAACACGCTGGTCTTCGGGCCGAAGCGGTCCGGCGGCATGCAGCCGCAGGCCGCCCGGCAGCAGCAGCCGCAGCAGGCGTACGGACAGCCGGTCCAGGCTCCGGCCCCGCAGCCACGTCCCGCCCCGCAGCCGGCGCCGAAGGCGCCGCTGGCGGATGAAAGCGACATGCCGTTCTAAGGGGGGGATCATCATGGGCAAGCTCACCATTGTCAGGGGCCTTCCCGGTTCGGGGAAGAGCACGTACGCAAGGAAACTCGCCGCGGAGACGGGGGCCGTCCTCGTCGAGCCGGACGCCCTCCTGGTGGAGGACGGGACGTACAACTACACGCCCGGACGGTACGGAAAGGCGGTGGACGTCGCGCACGCCATCGTGGAGGCGTGCGCCTGCATTGGGGCGGACTGCATCTACGCGGACGTCCTGCCCACCGTCGTGGACGTCTGCTTCGTCGCCCGGAACTACCTCCCGTTCGCCCGGAGGGGCCACAGGCCCCGCCTGGAGATCGTCGAGATGCCGTCCATCGGCGTGGAGGAGTCCCTCCGGCGCAACCGGCACGGGGTCCGTCCGGAGGACGTCGCCCGGATGGCGGAAAGATGGGAGCACCATCCGGACGCCGTCCGGGCCGGCGGGGAGAGACTGGAGAGGACCGAGCCGTGAGAACGGGAAACTCGCGGGAAACCGCGGAAAAATCACGCAGACCTGAGGAAAAACCGCAAAACAACGCGACAAGGACCACGCAAAGGAGGGAAGAATGCTCATCGAGAACCTGGCCCGGCGACTGCTGGACCTCAACGAAAACCTCCAGGAGCACATGGAGCTCCTGGACGCCACCGCGAAGGACGCGGGCGCCATCCCCGTCCTCGACGACATCTACAACGACATCAGGGCCTTCCGTCGCCTTTTCTCCCGGTACAGGCGCATGAGGCTCGTCGAGGACTTCGGCGACCTCCCGGGCGCGGACGACGAGGAGGTCCGCGCCCCCGTCCGGCTGGAGCACGGCCGCGGCGTCAACTACGAACGCCAGCGCCGCGACGTCGAGCTCGCGCGGCTGGAGCGCGAGCAGCGGAGACTGGAGGAAGGCGGGGAGGCGGACGAATGAGCTTCTGCGACATCCTGCTGTTCCCTGTCGTCCTGCTGGTCATCATTTATTTCCACGAGTGCTGGGTCGAGTGGAAAAACGAAAGGAGGAAGAAATGAGATACGCCTGCGCCGACTTGTTCTGCGGAGGAGGCGGAACCTCCACTGGCATGATCGAGGCCTTCAGGAAGGCCGGTGCGGATTACTCGCTGATAGGCGTCAACCACTGGAAGGTGGCCATCGAGACGAACAGGATGAACCACGGGGGCGACTACTACTGCGCATCCATAGACGGATTGGACCCGACGGATGTCGTGAAGGACGGCAGGCTGGACTTCCTCTGGGCCTCTCCCGAATGCACCAACCATTCACGGGCCAAGGGCGGAATGCCTAGGCAGAACCAGTCGAGATGCCAGCCCGAGATTCTTCTGTCCTGGATAAGGAAGCTCCTTGTCAAACGCCTGTACGTGGAAAACGTGCCTGACTTCCTCGACTGGGGGCCTCTGCTCGCAGTCGATACGGTAATCAACGGGAAGCTGCACAAGGCGGGGACGCCAGATCCTCGACGCAAGACGGTGTTCTTCCGAGATTGGATTGATTCAATCAGGAAGTCCGGCTACCGTGTCGATTGGCGAATCCTCAACGCCGCCGACTACGGTGCGCCGACATCCCGCGAACGCCTGATCGTCCAGGCCGTCCGTATCGGCACGGGCGAAAGGATCGCATGGCCGGAGCCGACGCACGCGGAAAAGCCCGACCTGTTCATCAAGGACAGATGGGTTCCCGCCCGCGACATCATCGACTGGTCGATACAGGGCAAGTCAATCTTCGACCGCGCGAAGCCGCTCAAGCCGAACACCTTGAGACGCATAGAGAACGGAATCAGGAAGTATTGGGGCACATGGGCCGTACCGTTCCTGATTCTGCTCCGCGGGACAAGGAGGAGTCAGCTGAATTGCACCGTGCACAGGCTCGACGAACCCGTTCCAACCATATCGGCCGGCGGAGGCCATCTTGGTCTGGTGCGACCATTCTTGACGCACTACCATGGCGGCGAAGGCGCGGAAAGGCGCACAAGTGGGATGGACGAGCCGCTGCCGACGTGCGACTGCTCCAACCGCTACGGGCTGGTATGTGGCGTGGTGGAGCCGCTGTTCGTCCCCCAGCAGTCGTGCGGGACGGTCAAGCCCGTGAGCAATCCGCTTCCGACCATCGCCGCATCCGGTGCCATCTCCGTCGTGGAGGGACTGATCACCAGCTACTACGGAAACAGCAGAGGATGCAGTCCCGTTGGCAGGACGCTCGGCACGGTCATGACGAAAGACAGGTTCGGACTGGTTGAAGGCAAGCTGTTCAAGACGCCAGACGGGCAGACATGCGAGTTGGACATCTCATTCCGCATGCTCCAGCCGCACGAGCTGGCGGCGGCGATGTCCTTCCCGCCGGACTACAAATTCTGCGGCACGAAGACGGAGCAGATCCGGCAGATCGGAAACGCCGTCTGCCCCAGACTCAGCGAGGCGCTGATTTCAGCGGCGATATCCTCGTAAAACATCAAGAAGACAAGGAGCGACAAATGAACGAAGACAGACCGATAATCTACGCGATTGACTTTGACGGTACCATCGCGGAGAGCAAGTGGCCGGACATCGGCCGGCCCGTCATGGAGGTCGTGGGCTTCATCCGCGGCCTTCAGGTGAGGGGCGACAAGTGGATCCTCTGGAGCATGCGCGAAGATGAAAAACTGAAGGAGGCAATGGCATGGCTTGCGAAGTACGGGCTTCGTCCAGACGCCGTGAACGACAACCTGCCGGAGCTTCAGGAGGCCTTCGGAAACAACCCCCGAAAGGTCTTCGCCGACATCTATATCGACGACCACAACGCGGGAGGCGTCGTCCTCCCGAAAAGGGCGAAGGGGGAGCGGCCATGATCCCTCATATGGGTCTTTGCCGGTCCTGCCGGCACATCATCTACCGGAGCGGCGGCTGGTGGTGCTTCCGGATAGCCAGGGGCTTCCCAAATCAAGTCAACATAACAGGATGCACGGGATATGACAATCAGGGAATGGAGACGGCTGAAACCAGGGGACAGGGTATGGGTTTACCCGTCCTATTTCACCTGTCCGATGCTGGGCGTGGTCAAGGTCAGGGGCGGCAGGAAGGCCGTCTGGATAAACCTGTTCGGCGACGCCCAGTTCGTCTGGGGATCGGACGACCGTGAGAAGACGCTGCTCCGGATGGCGGTGTACCGCAGGGATGAGGACGGGAACATGTCCGCCATCCGCGATGACTCCCGTCGATGCTGGAAATGCCGCCACTGGCGCGAACACGGTCCCGACGAATTTCTCTGCTCCCGCCGGAAGCTCAGAACCAAGCCGCTGGACAGATGCACCCTATGGGAGGAAATGCGGAAAAATCAGATGAACGGCATGAATCCTCCTGAAACGGAAACGCGCCCATGAAAGGTGAAATTGGGTAGAAATTGGGTAGAGTCACAGCCCGCAGACTCCCTGGAAACAATGAAGCCCACTTGTTTGCAAGTGGGCTTCATTGTTGTATTTAGCTGGCGGAGAGGGGGGGATTCGAACCCCCGGTAGGTTGTTACACCTACGACGGTTTAGCAATTGATTTAAGAATATTATTGGCCACCTATTAATTTTTTCAGATGTCAATATATGACAACCAATATATATTTCAATTAAATATCATATAATGCCATACTCCCATATTTTATAACTATATTCCATATACTGTCTTTCAATCGTTCTGCGCCGGATTAATTTACACTAATAAAATTCAGCCATTTGGGTAGATTTGTTGCATGGCCTAAATACCGTTCCCTGCCTTGTCGCACCGATGCTGGCGGACGTACTTCTCGCGGACCTGCCTGCGGGCTCCGCTCAGGATCGCCTTGATCTGGGCGATGTCGGATTCCGTCGGGCGGGAGGGCTTGATGCGTCCGCCGTTGACCAGCGCCAGGATGCGACGATGGGCGAGCCGGCCCGACTCCATGGCGAAGTCGGCGTAGTCCCTGCCATGCATTTCATACTGGACGCCACCGTGTTTGAAGCGGTAGCTCGGGACTCCTGGCCAATACTGTACATCCGGGTTCCGGGAATTCCAGTTCCAGATCAGTCTTTCCGCCGGATCCATGGCGTCGGCGGCCTTGGTGTTGACGGGAACCAGAAGCCGCCAGAGGATGTCGCCGGGTCCCGCCTTCTCGGCTTCGTCCTTCGTGATCGGACGGCCGAAGCAGTCGATTTTCGGGGCGAGGCGCATGACGCCGGCCTTGGAAAGGGTGACGTGGAACTGGTCCCGCCACCAGCGGACGCCGGAGGTTCGGACGGATGAGTCGTGGCGGACGTCATCGAAGGCGGCGGACGCCTGGCGGACTGCGTTGGGCATCCAGCTGGCCGTGAAGTCGGTCGCCCAGGAGCCGATGCTGCGCTCCGGCTCGTCGAAGAGCTGCACGATCTGGGAGAATGTGTTGAGGTAGGATTTCTCCCCGATGAGGTGAGCCGTGCCCGTGAACATCCGGCGGAAGGCTCCGGAGGCCCCCGCGTCTGTTTTGGCCATGCGGTAGGACTCCAGTCCGTCGGCGATGAGGGCCAGCATGGTGGAAAGCGGCTCTATGCGCTTGTAGCTGTAGTATTTGTCGCCGATGCGGATGGAATAGGCCGGGACGTGCCGCCCGCGGAACATGCGTTCGCCGGCACCCCCGCCCATCGAGGATCCAGTCAGACGCGGCGGTTCGTCGTCGCCTCCTCCGCCCATGGCGAGGGCCATTCCGACGAGCCCCCACGCCAGAACCTGCTCGGCCGCATGGCCGATGAAGTCGGAATCGACGCCGCGTTTTCCGCGGAGGATGTCGTATCCTTCGCCGAGCAGGCCCAGCGTCCCAAGCGGCGACTTCCGGACGCCCTGCCGCAGGAGGTTGTAGGGTGTCTTGACAAAGGGGAACATGTATTTGACCGGCCAGGCCCATTTGCTGTCGCTGGTCTTGAGGGAGGTCAGCATCCGGACGACGGCGCCGGGATCCTCCTGGAAGGTGAGCTCCAGGGAGCGGCGTCGCCCGAAGGCCGCCGCCTCGGAGTTTTCATTCTGGAGCTGCTCCCGGATGAAGGCGTCCAGTTCGGCGCCCTCCAGCCCCCGCTGGCGTCCCAGCCGGTCGGCCATGGCCGCCGTCTCGGCGGGGACGATGACGGCCTTGGCGAATTCGTCCGCCGCGCGGAGGAAGCGTCCCGGCATGCGGATGACGCGGCCCTTCCTGCCGGCGATGGCGGGGGCCGCGCCCTCGACGTACTTGCCGCCGCCGTCCAGCGTCTCGATGTTGAAGGCCTGGACGGCGCTCCGCCAGACGGTCTTCCAGTCCACGGCGGACCACATGGCCCGGAAATCGCTGAATCGGGCGGCGTCCGGACGCTTCGCGAAGTGGTTGACGACCGCCTCGGCCAGACGCTTGACGCCCAGCTCGTAGGCGAAGTTCGCCAGGTTGCCGACGGTGTTGGCGACATGCGTCATGGGGGCCGACAGGATGGCGTTCACCCAGTATTCGTAGAGCTTGTCCCTCGTCGTCGCCTTCGAAGCAAGCGCGGCGGTGATGAGGCGGTCGAGCTTCCCGCGATTCTGATGGATGTCGTCCGGAAGCCTGTCGAGGTCGATGCCCGTGTCCCTCAGGACGGCCTCCCGCATCCTGTCACGCTGCTCCGGCGTGAGCCTGCTTCGGATGGCGTCGATGAAGGCCCTGACTTTCCGGATGGAATCGAGCTTGAGGGAGGCGACGCGGCGGGCGACGCCCTCGCGGCCCCATTCCGTGCCCTGCATGATGTGCCGCATCGCGACTTTCTGCCGCGTCTCCTTCGGCAATGCCGCATAGGTGTCGCTTTCCATGACAAGACGGCGAACCATGGTCCCGACCTTGCCGGACGGCTCCATGCCGTCGGCGACCAGGCCCACGGCATTTTCGACGCCGCCGACCCTGCGGATCCACTGGACTGCGGCCTTCTCCCATTCGGCGACATGCTCAGGCGTGTAGCGTCCGTTGTCCAGCAGCTCCTGGTAGTCCGCCCTGACCTGCCCATTGGCGACGATGGGATTGGTCTGGCTGTAGCCAAGAGAATGGCGGTCGCCGTCCTCCGACGCTCTTCCGCCATTATTTGCTTTACCATCCTGCCGTGATATATTAATGTCATGCGTTCCGGCATTGGTAATGCGAACAGCTCCCTCCGATGGCTGGAGGGGATGATTCAATGAATCATCAGCCGGAGAGTTGGCCACTTCGACCAGAGGGGCGCTTTTATCAACCCGAAACTGGCGTTCTTTCAGTAAGGCATTGCGCCGAGCCTGAGACCTCATTACAATCTCTCGATTGTTTTGTAAAGAGTTCGTCAGTCTCGGGTTGTCTTTTATGCCGACTATGTCATAGGCGGTCTTCCCGCTGCCTGTCTCGCGAACAACTACAGTGGCACTGAAGCCTCCGATGTCCTTGATGCTTCCATCGCCATTCAGCACGGGTACGATGACGGGAATATCCTGTTTCCATATTCGTGCGTCGCGTCTCTGCGCCTGCTTCTTGGCATTCCCTCTTTGCTCAATCGTATGATAATTGTCATCTTGCGATTTTCTATTGGCATGGAACTTCTTCAGCAAATCAGGCAGGATAGCCGCGACGCGCCCTCGTATGGCATTTCTTCTAAAATAGCCTTCATCTCCTTGCGTCAAATGCCTTGCATCGACGGAAGCGTCGCCGCCTTCCGCCATCGGATATGAGCCAGACAGATTCTTGTTCAGCCAGTCCTTGAGCAATTTGGGGTTCGTGGCAATCCTCTTAGGAAGGAACTCATCAAGTGACACGATGGGGACTTGACCATAGCCGGGAAGCTCTACTAGCGAATACCGAACATCGCGTTTTGCACCAAAACGCTCGGACAATGGAATCACTCTGCCGTAGTCATCCCGTGTTACATTGTCCATGAGCTTTGCATGGAATGGAATGACCCCAACCACCTCCGCCGTCTCCGTCGAATACCAGTCTCCGCGTTCCACGCCCCAGGGTTCGTCACGCAGGGATGGATTGCTCTCATCCGCCACAGGGGATTTCCAATATGGCACGATCTTCCCGTCAGGAAGCCGCACATTTCCGTCGCCCATTGATTGCTGGAATCCGTCCTTGCGGACAAACACCACCAGATTGCGATCGCCTCCTATTCCGAACTTCGACGGAGAACTGCCATTGGCCCAGTCAAACCCCTCCGAGGCAAATACCATCTCCGGCGGCTCCATGTCGTATTCGTCGTAGTCGCCTTGATAGGTTTCCTGCATCGTCTCCCCCCATTCAGGAGACAAGCCATATTCATAATTGTCAACCGAATCCCCCTCCTTTAGCTTACGGGCATGGACAAGCAGCCGTCCATCTTCAACACCCTTGTAAAGATCCTGAACCGTCTTGAATTCCCCCGTGTCGTCGAAGATCCTGGCCCCGGCCTTTTTCGCGGCCTTGTCAACAAGAGAGGCCATGCGTTTCTTGTCCTTCGCCCTATATGCGGCCAGATATTCCTCATCCATCCGGAACGCATCTGTCTGCGGCATGGATGAAAGCAGAATATCCATGAAATCAAGTTGCTGGGCTTTCTCTTCTCCGATGGAATAGCGTTTCCCTGTCCGTTTCCTTTCCGCTTCACGGAAGTCCGCCTCGGATCCGACTTTCACGCCGGCCTTTTCCAGCTCCCTGCGCAAGGAGGGCGTGACGACGTTCCACGGGACGGTGACATCCTGCCCGCCAATGGCGTCCTTGATCATGCGGGCGACTTCGGCGTCCGGGACGATCTCCACGGGCATGATGTAGCGGGAGAGGATGACGCTGCGACCGCCATGGCCGCGCATCTGGCGCGTGACGGGGCCGGATGTCGCCCATTCGGCGTAGCCGACGGGATCCTTCGCGCCCTCCGCCCGATAGCCGCTTTCGATGTCGCTCTTCAGGACGCGGCATTTGACGGTGACCATTCTGGACTTGTCGTAGGCGACGGCAAACTGGTCGTTCAGGACGCCCGGCTGCGAATGGAAATACGGATTGTACGCGGCGCCTACAGAACCTGTCTTTCCCGAATCCCGCATGCCGCTTTTCAGCGGGAACCTGCCCTTTCCGTCGATGAGTTCGGGATGTTCCTCGGACTTGTACGCCTTGCCCAGTTCCATTCCCTCTCCGCCTCTGGTGGCCATCGGGGGATAGAGCCTGCCGTCATCGCCGACGAGGGCGGAGCGGTAGGTCGTGATGTACTTGCCGTCTTCGTTGAATTCCTCGTTGATTTTGCTGTCCGTCACCAAGGAATAGCGGATGTCCGGATTCTCGCTTGAGAAGATCCCGACGTTGTCCGTGGCGGACTTGACCTGATTGGAGGCAAGCGCCACATAAGCCCCGCTGCCGCCGCCATAATCCTTGCTGACATAACCATCTATGCCAAACTCGGCCATTTCCGCCGTGCGAAAATCATTTGCGAACGTTTCTTCATCCACGTCTTCGTCAACGACAAATCCAATGGCCGTTTGATAGCTGTCCAGCACGGATTCGATTGTGGAGTTTCCATCAAGCGTCGATATGAAATCACTCTCTATTTCATCATAAAACTGGTATCCTTTGGCTTTCAAGGCGTCAATGACGTTCCGCATTTTGCCACGGACTTTCTCATTCCTTGCCTCTTTGATCACCTCCTCGATTTCATCCTCTTCCAAATCCTCGCGTTCCGTGATGTCATAGAACTCTTCCTCTGAAAGCAGGTCGAACTTGTCAAATGCATAGGAGGGATTCCTTATGTTCAGAAAATACCCTCCTGCATCGCCGAAGCCTGTCGCCAGCGTCTTGTCCGCCGTGAAATAGAACCCTTCGCCTTCTGACGTGTTACTTGTCTTCCCATGTTTGAACACGGCGTCGCCTTCCGCTTCTGCCAGCGGATTCCACTTGCTCCCATGGTACACGACCATCGGCTCGCCATTCTCGTCAACGATCTCTGTTGCAGAATCCGGCTTGACAAAATAATTTCCATGTGCTACAGTATTTTCATTGTTGTCATTAAGAGCGGAAATTCGGCGAACGGCGGCTGTGGTTTCGGCCATGGGACTGATGATGGGGTTGCCGACCATCAATGACACATTCTGACCGTCTTTAATGGAGGGCAGCTTGTCAAACCTGCCCTTCTTGGTCTTTTCAAAGAACGATTTGTGCAAGACAATCTTCCCTTCTTCCCCTTCGTCAAAGCTCACGACGACAATTCCCGTCGGGTTGACCTGCTTGATGAACAGAATCGACGGATTCCGGCCTTTGTTCCTATTGTCGAGCTTTACGTCGTCGGCAGTGTCGATGATATCCTGGATGTTGCCGTATGACGCGATTTCCACTTCCGGATGATGGTTTACGGCGTGGTCGATCAAGTACCCCTTCCCCGAATAGACGCGGTTGTCCTCAATGCCATCGCTCAGATACGGGAGATATTCGATTGGAATATGCGCAATTGCCTCAAGCTCATTGCCGAACATCTCGAATATTTCATTTCTTGTCTTTCCCTTCGCCTTCTCGATGTTCTCGCCGGACAGCCATTCCCTGAGTGTCTCCTGCATCCTTTTTTCTTCGGCAACCGCCTCCCAGTCCCCCGCCCATTTCTTGAATGAAGGCGTACGGACCTGCACCCACTGGCGGGCATTCAGATTTGTAGGCTTGCCATTCGGGGCCTTCATCCACTGCCTCGTGCCGCGGTATCTGGCATAGACGTCGCGGAACTCCCGCGTCTCCTTGTCAAGATCGATGCCGTCCTCCTTCGCGGCGGTCTTCAGTTCCGAAGCGGCAAGCGAATAGCGGATGTCCAGATTCTCGTTTGAGAATGTGCCGACATTGTCCGTGGCGGACTTGATCTGCGTGGGGCTTGTCGCCAGATAGGTCTTGTGGAAGCCTGAATTGACCATGAGGCCGTCGTTTTCAGGTCCCATTGTCGATGTTCTGGATGGATTCCTTATGTTGAGGAAGCATTCTAGGACTCTCCGTCCATACGTCTGGGCGGAAAAGTAGTCATCCGTGAAATAATATCCGTTCCCATAGAGGTTGCCGTCGCGGTTGTTCTTTGCTCCGCCTTTTCCCATCTTGACATCGGTGAATTCATAGAATCTGGACTTTGTCCCATGGTACACGACCATCGGCTCGCCATTCTCGTCAATTATTTTTGTGGATTTTTCAATTGATTCCTTGAAATCGTCAAGCAGTTGGTGTACTTTACCCTCTATTGCCTGCGCTGGGGTGTCCGTTCCGCTTTCGGAACGTTCCGGCACCAAGATACCCGCAGGCTTTTCTATGTCCATGGCTTCGATGGTATATAGCTTGTTCGATTCGCCTGACGTGAATTCCTTGACGCTGATCTTTACCAGCAGCGGTTGGCTGTCAAACAGGAAAGGCGCATAAAGTCTGTGCATGAACTTGATGCCCTGGCGGTTTCCTTCCTCTGGCGTCTGCAATTCCCGTGCATGGGAATACAGTTTTCCAAGGTTGGCCGCCGCCACAATATGGGCATGGTGTGAAACGGATTTGCCGACGGCCTTGCCGGAGAATATCTTGTCAATGCTCGCATGAGAAAGAATGGCGGTAAGGCCATCTGCGCTTTCCATGTCCTTGCCGGATAGCTTCATAAGGACCTCGCGCCCTTCATCGTATGAGCGAACATCTATATCAGGCGTAGCATCCGAAACCATCTCCCAGTCCCCCGCCCATTTCTTGAATGAAGGCGTGCGGACCTGCACCCACTGGCGGGCGGTGAGATTGCTGTCCTTCCCGTTGGGGGCTTTCACCCACTGCCTCGTGCCGCGGTATCTGGCATAGACGTCGAGGAACTCCCGCGTCTCCTTGTCAAGATCGATGCCGTCCTCCTTCGCGGCGGCCTTCAGTTCCGCGTCGGAGAGCGAATGGCGTATCGCGTCCGCCCCGGCGGCGTCCGCCTCGGCGGCGGCCTGGCGCCTCCTGACATAGCCCGCCATGTCCCTGATGATTTCGTCGCGCGTCCTCCTTTCCGGAGTGTCGCCGAAGTCGAAGGCCCGCTGGCTGGCCTCCCCCGTGTTCAGCCTCACCTGCTCCATGTAGTGGTTGACGAGCCCGCGCATCTCCTTCATGCTGGAGACGGCCTCGAGATTGAGGAACATCTCCTTGACGGAGTCGTCCATCCGCCACGCGGCGGCCTCCTCCGGCGTCATGAAGCTGCCGTCGTCCTTCGTGAGCACGCCCTGCCTCGCGAATTCCTCCGGGACGAGCCTGGTTCCGCTGTTCCTGTAGGCGATCAGATACTTGAGGGCTCGTCCGAGAATGTCCGTGATGTCGTATTCGGGATGCGCGTTGCCCTGCCTTATCAGGGCGGGGGTCCTGGTGACGAGGCCGTTGACGATGCGGGAGACGCCCTCCTCCCTGAGCGCGTCCCTTATGAGCGCGCGCCCGTCCGGAAGCCTTCTGAAGAGGGCCCCGATGAACGCGTTGCGGATGCGCCTGAAGAAGTTGTCCGTGTACTGGCCGTTCTCGTCCACGTCGGAGCCCCGGGCCCCGACCAGCTGGCGGAATCGGTTGAAGAAGTCCGTGTTTGAGGCGTTGACGTAGAGGCTGTCGTTCACGGGCTGCCTGTAGAGGGAGAGGAGCTCGTCCTCGTGCGCGTGGAAGGCGTTGACGTCGTCCTGCGCCTGGTTCTCGTCCGAGAGCGTCCGCATCTCCAGGTTGGCGTTCGCGCGGCGGACGAAGTCCTCGCGCTCGGCGTCCGTCATTTTCGTGACGTTGAGGCGGACGACGCCGGGCATGGACATCCCCTTCGTGGAGATGCCGAGCTCCTCCGCCCGCCTCTCCGCCATGCGGCGGTATTCGTCGGCCTTCCCCTCCGCGTACATCTGCCGGAGCATGTCGATGCGCGTGTTTCCGGATTCCGTGTTGCCGTCCATGCCGACGATGGGCGATCCCTTGTGCGTCCAGTCGCTTCCGAAGAAGTCCCCCCAGACGGGTCTTCTCTTCATGGCGTCTATCTGCGCGTCGCGCGCGACGCCGGACGCCTTGTTCTGGAGGACGACGCCGTTCTTGCCGTAGCCCGGCTCGGAGGAGGTCTTCACCTCGCCGCCGGGGGCGAGATCGACGACGACTTCGACGAAGTCCCCGCCTGGCGTCCCGTCGGGATGCTGCGCGGGCTTCGCCTTCCCCCCGAATTTCTCCGCAAGGGATTCGCGGTCCTGCTCCTCGGCCAGCCTCGCGAGCTGGCCGTTGTTGTCCTTCAGGATCTTCCTCTCGCGTGCGTCCGCCGCGTTGAGGCGTTCGAGCTCGGTTCTGTTCTCGGCCTCCTCCCTTTCGCGGGCGGCCTTCCTCTCGGCCTGCTTCCGGTCGGCGGACCGCCTCATGAATTCGGCGGCCTCCTTCTCGTCGGCCTCTATTTCCGCCTGCTTCCGCTGTTCGCGTTCGACGGCGATCTCCCTTGCGCGGGCGTGTCCCGCGCGTTTGTCCGCTTCGCGTCGCGCGGCCTCCGCGTCGCGCGCGGCCGGACCGCCGCGGTAGATGACGTCATGAAGACTCTGGAGGACGCCGTTGACGGCCCTGACGTTGGCCTCCGTGTAGTCAGCGGCGAGCTTGGCAAGGGCCTCGCGCGTCCGCTCGTACTCGTTGAGCAGACGCGAGGATTCCGGGGAATCGTCGCCTTTGATGGCGTCGATGATCCGCCCGACGAAGTCGCGGACGGCTTCGATGAATTTCGCGCCGAGGCCCTGCCGGCGGCGCTCGAGCTCCGCGCCGAGGTCCGTCATGAATTCGCTGTCGCTGAAGAGGTGGCCCCAGACATCGGCCTCGAACTCCTGGTTGAAGTCCTCCGATCCGGCCTTGTATTCCGTGTAGAGGTTCCGGATCCGTTCATACAGTTTCCGCGCGGCGGGATTGAGGCCCTCGCCGTCCTTACCGCGGACGGCCTCGCGGATGACGCGCCGGACGGCCTGGCCGACGCTCCTGTCGCCGGTCTGGCCTCCCTCCATCATGTCGTGGTAGAGCTCGTGGCCGATGACGAAATCGACGCCGCGCGCATCGGCGGGATTGATGTAGGCGGTGCCCTTGCCGCGTTCCTTGTCGTAGTGGTACCAGCCGCCGATGGAGGCGTCGGCCGCCCTGCCGGCGTCCCGCCCCCCGGACTTGAGATTTTCGGCGCGGCGCCGCCGCTCGGTCTCGACCTGTTCGGGCGTGAGCCAGACGACGTCCATGCCGGACATTGCGGCGACCTTCTCGGCCATGGCCCTGCGGGCGTCGCGCGCGGCCCGCTCCTCCGGCGAAACGGACGGTTCCGGGGCGGCGGATGAAACGGCGGGGGCCGCTCCGTCCGCGGGCGGCTCGCCCTCGACGGGCTTCGCGTCGTCCGGAACGGCCTCGCCCTCCGCCATCCGGCGGACTTCGCCGGCCGCGTAACGGCGGTCCTCCGCGCTGTCCATGAAGGCGGAGAGCATCTGCTCGCCGCCCCCCATGAAGAAGCCCGTCCAGGCCCCGCCCATGAACTCCTCTCGGACCTGCTCCCACGGCGGGAGCTCCAGCCTGTGCGTCCCCATGGACTGCACGAAGGCGTTCCAGAAGGACTGCGCGACTTCCTCGGATCCTTCCGTGAGATAGCCCATGACGGCTTCCTTGCCGACTTTCTTCACGGCTTCGCCCATCACGGCGGCCATGGATTTCTTCGCCGCGTCCTTCGCCAGCTCCTTGACGGTCGCCTCCGCGATGCGTTCAAGACCGGCCTGGCCAAGTTTGCGGACGGCCTTTCCGACGGCTTCCTCGGAGACGGGCGTGCCGATGACCTTGACCAGTTCGGCGGCCGCCTGGCCTCCGCCCAGAAGGGCCATCGTCTCGTCCTTGCCGATTTTCTTGACAAGGTTCTTGACGGCGGCGCCGACGGCTTTCTCCCCTGCGCTTTTGCCGAATAGTTTCACGACGGCCTGTTCCGGGCCGATGTAGCTTTCGATGAGGGATTCGCCGACGGACGAGACGAGTGCGAGCGCCTTGACCTGCGCGTCCGGAACGCCTTTCATGATGTCCCGGTATTCCTTGACGCGGTCGCCGTAGATCTGTCCGAACATGAGGGCGGTCATGGCCGCCGTGCCTGCCACGGGATTGCCTGTGGCGGCGGTCGTGGCCGCGCCGACAACCATGGATCCTGCGGACTGCGCCGCCCCCTGTCCGACGGTGCGGGCGATGTCCGTCGGGTTCAGGCTGAAGGCCTTGTATCCTTCGTATGGGCGGAGATGCTGCGTGTTGGCCATCCAGTCGTCGGTGGCCTGGCGCATGCCGCTGCCGAATCCAAGCTCCTCCGCCGTGGAGGCAAGTCCACGGAGGACGCCCTGTGCCCCGTATCCTGCGCCTTGCCAGAACTCGGTCCATGCCCCGTCCTTGCGAGGAGAAATGCGCCCCCTGCGTTCCATTTCGTCCAAATATCGTTCGCGTTTATCCCCCTGAAGCCTTTCCAGCATGCTTTCGTCACTATATCTGCCATTGCTTTCCTTTAGACGCAAGGGGGCGTCATCCATAAAATGTAAAAGTGATTCTTTCATTTTTTATTTTCCGAATGTTTTGGGCATGGACTTGCGGATTCTGTCAACTAACTCTGGCGGATATTGGTCTTTTTTACGGCTCAATTCTGCATAGCGTTTTTCGCCTTCGCGGATTCGCTTGATTGCTTCATCCCTGTTTCGTGAAGCGAATACGCGATCCGACTGCGTTTCTGCTCCCCTTAACTCGTCATTGTAATCTTCGTTTGCCTCGTTTATCATGTCGCTCACTCTGTCCTTGTCGCTGTAATTAGTCAAGCCTTCGAGTTCTGCGAGCACTGACGCAATCTCGTGAAGAGTCCCGTAATTATGTTCCAGGCTTTCCAGGTTATATTGTTTCATCTTTTTCTTTTCATAGTCGGCAAGTTCTTTTAGCTTGCTTATGTCGTCCAATGCCCAGCTCCCGTCTTCAAGGAGGATGCCAAGACGTTCCGCTTCTTCATCTATTTCCCCCTCTGCCGCCACGACGTCCTCTGCCGACGCAGCCAAGACATCTCTGCCGTATTTTGCCGTGTACCGCATTCTTGCTTCTTTTGTTGCAAATGCTTTTGGGTTTGTCTTGCTGACTCGCGGATCGTGATCCATGTCTTCTTCGGAAGCGTCTTTTCTCGGTATTGCGAACATCTGGTTGTTTGGCCCTATGTAGAGAGTTTCTCCACTTTCTGGCCGTTCGCCTTCCGCCAGTGGACGTGCTCCTTTCTCCGCTAGTGTGTTCAGTTCCTTCCTGACGTTTTCCATGTTCGGGGCTCCTGCCTGCTGCGAGCCGCCCCGGAGTCTGGCCATGTCCACTTTGGAGAGGTCCCAGACCATGCCATCCCGCGTGGTGTAGTAGCGGGAAGGCTGTTCGCCGGAGCCGTCCCACGGCGTCGCGCCGACTTCGGTGAGACGGTTCTTTTCATCGAGGATGGCCTGCGCCTCCTTGTCGCGACGATCCCGCTCGGTGCGCTCGAAGGCATCGAGGATGTCCTGGCGCCGACGCTGGTTCTCTTCGTCCTGCATGTCGAGACGACGCTGTTCAAGGTCGAATTTAGTCTGCTGCAGGGCCGCTTCCTCGGCCCGCGCCTGTTGGCGATCCTGTAGCTGGGCCGCCTGCGCGGCGGCCTGCTGACGGAGGACCCGCTTCCGGAGGTTGAGCTTCTCCAGCTCGACCATGCGGGCGAAGTTGACCTCCTGCCGCTGCGCCCCGTAGATCGCGGCCCCGACGCCGGGGCCTCCCATGGGCATGTAGGACTGCCCGTATCCGTTCATCGTCACCGGCATGTTCACCTCACTTTCCCGCCATGGCGGAGATGATGGACGCGAGGTCGGCCTGCGTGGCGACCGTGCGCTGCGTGTTCTTATAGACGTCGTTCTTCATGGACATGGCGTTGTACATGTACTCCTGGCGCTTCTGCTCGTAGTCCATCTGGGTCTTCTGGATGGCGCCGGCCGCCTGGGCCTCCAGGCGGCCCCGCAGCATGGCGTAGGTTGTGTTGTCCAGGACGCGGCCCTGGGCGGCGGCCTGCTGCTGGGCGGCCTGGAGCGTCTCGGCGATCTTCTGGTCCCAGACCTGCCGCTCCTGGGCGACGGCGGCGGCGATGTGCTCGTTGGAGAAACCGGCCCTGTAGGCCTCTATCTCCGCCAGCATGTCCTCCCGGTCCCTCTGCGCCTCGGCGTTGGCGTTGCGCTGGGCGATCTGGTTGGCGTACCAGAGCTGACCGGCCGTCTTCTGGCGGTCCGTCATCCGCGAGGAGGAGAGCCAGTCCTGGAAGGAGGAGATGTCGTCGTCCGTCCATCCGTCGAACGCGGCGTTCCCGCGCATCCAGTCCGCCTGGGCGGTCTTGTAGCCGGTGTCGTCGACGCCGACGACTCGGCCTCGTGAATTGTACGCCTTGTAGGACGCCGGATCCACGCCGTAGCTTCCCAGCTTCCGCTTCAGCTTGTTGCTTAGCGACTTCGAGATGTTCTGGTTCAGCACGCCCGCGCTCGGCGCCTGCGTGATGCTCCTGCCTGAATCGTAGCCTGTGACTGGCATTGTCAATTCTCCTCTTGCACGGTTTTCTCCAGCTCCGCGACACGGACGCGCAGGGCCTCGTTCTCCTCGGCCAGCAGGGCGACGGCCATGCGCAGCCGCCTGAGCCATTCCTCCATGCCCCTCTCGTCCTTCGGGGGGATGGCCTCGGGGATGTCGATTCTCCTTCCGCTCATCTCGCCGCCCCCGCCGTCTCGATTCTGACGGCCTTCACCAGGGCGGGGCCGTGCGGTCCCTCCACCTTCATCTGGAGCGAGGCGGCGCGCAGGCCCGTCGCCCTGCCGTCGAAGCGGGAGAGCGACCGCTCGGAGAAGTCCATCCTCCACCTCTGGGAGTCGGGCTCGCGGTCTCGCATCTCTCCGACCGTCCGCATCCCGACATCGACGGGCAGCGGCTCCTCCGCCCGCCCGTGGGCGATCGAGAAGGCCTCCACCTTGACGACGCGGTCGAAGTCGCCCGCCAGGGCGATCTCCGGAGACGTGAAGCTCCATCGGATCGCGCCGAACTTCGCGAGGAGGTCCGTCAGATCCATCCCCTCCGGCCATTCGCCGTAGATGGACACGACGTCGCCCTCGACGGACTTGACCATGCGGCGGACGGCCGTCGATGCCGGATCCGCGTCGTCCCATACATGGACGGGCGTCCCCGGGACGACCGCCTCCAGGTCGCCCAGGACCAGATCGAGCTGGATCCAGTCCGGCCCCCATGCGGCGACGGCGCCCGAAGCGTCCGTCCCTCCATCGACGTGGCCGACGCCCAGGAGGGCGACGCCTCCGGGGACGCCGATGACGGGGACCATCTCGCCGGAGGCGTCCCGGAAGAGCCCGCTGCGGGAGGCGAAGAGCTCGCCCCTGCTCCAGGCGCCCGTGGCCGTGTCCAGGCAGAGGTAGATGTCCGGCATGCGGATGCCGTTGTCCTCCCAGCCGAGGCTGAAGAGAAAGAGGAAGTAGAGGCGCGAGGCGGGGTCGTACACCGCGTGGCAGCGGTCGTCCTGCGCGTGGTCCACATGGTCCCAGATGAAGGGATCGACAGGGCCGGAAACCCGCTCGGCGCCGCTGCCCGAGATGCGCCAGACCCCCTTGCGCCCCGCGTAGTACAGGACGAAGGGACAGAGCGCGTCCGCGATGGTGGCGTGACCCCGGCAGCCGGGGGGATTGCCGGGGAAAGGCTCCAGCTGCGGCGCGTCCGGCGAGCCCGTGAGGATCTCCACTGTGTCCCGCCTGAATATGTAGGCGTAGGAGCCGTGGGAGGCGATGCCCGTGATGGCGTTGTCCGCCCCCGCGTTGGTTATGACGCGTCCGCTCTCGGCGCTATAGACCTCGATGTTTCCCGCCAGCGGACGGGAGACGTAGACGACGTCGTCGTCGCGCCAGCGGACGGCACGGGTGCCGTCGTGGTCCGCCGCCAGCGCCGAGTCGATGGTCACGTTGCCCTGGCCGTCGATGTCGGTGATCTGGCAGGTGTACGGCTCTCCGTCGATGGTCAGGAGGCAGCCGATGTCGTCGATTGGCAGCTGCGGCTCCGTCGTGAGCGCCGTCGTGCCGGATTCGCCCGTGACGGCTATCTCCGAGCGGAGGAACCCGCCGCACACGAGGCTTCCGCGCCATGCGCGGATGTAGCGGCAGGGAGGAATGGTCAGCTCCATCCCGTCGCTTTCGAGGTTTATGGAGGCCAGCTCCAGGTCGTCGTCCGCCACGGTGTCCGTGTATTTGTGGTCTGTCAGCGCCTCCACGTCGTCCTGCGACAGCGTGGCCACCCTGTACAGAAACTGGTAGTTGGACGATTTGGAGCGGTAGATCTCGTAGGCCACTTCGACGGAATCGGGGATGTCGTACTCGTAGGGCATGACGACGAGGGACGCCGCCAGAGTCGGCTCCGGATCGGTTTCGCCGTCATACGCGTCGATCTGCTTGTATGCGACGACGAGGCCGCCGGGCACATCCAGCCCGCGCGCCCTGACGACGCGGCGGAGGCCGTAGGTGACGCGGCTTCCGTAGGCGAGGGGCCCGTCGGCGTCCTCGTCCGTCTCGACGGCGAGCGGCGCGACCTGCTCCCTGGCGCCCATGGGCCGCCAGCTTCCCGCGGCGTCCATGATCACCTTGTTGTTGTGGAAGCCGTCGCAGACGAAGATGCGGTTGCCCAGGCGGCAGCAGTCCGGCAGGGCGGGGCTCTCGGCGGACAGGATGTCGATGATGTCGGTCATGCCGTCTCCTTCAGATGTGCTCGGGCGCGGGGACGCCGTAGAGCTCCTCCCACGTCTTCGCCAGCAGATGGCTCTGCCAGTGCAGCATCAGGGCGAGCATGGCGTTTGCGCGGTAGTGCTTCAGATAGCCTCTTCCCGTTGCCGGCGCGCGATCCCTCCCCTTCGCGAACTTCGCGACGGCGGAACCGTCCTCGACCTCCTGGCAGAGGTTCGGCAGCGCGTCCACGTCGTCCCGCGTCTCGTAGCCGGCGAACGTGTTGTACCCGCAGAACCACTGGGCGGGATTGCGCCAGGACGCGGGACGGCGGCAGTTCTCCAGCACGTCCCGCCAGAAGGGATGCCCCGGCTCGGAACCGAGGATGCACGAGTCGATCCATCCGTCGGCGGGCGTCACCTCCCTGTCCCTGCCGTTGCAGAGGGGCAGGAAGCACGCGCGGTGCAGCAGGCCGTCGTCGAACGGCCTGATCGGCCTTGTGTCGAGATCGACGTAGATGCCGCCGTATTTCCACATCGTGAAGTTGCGGACCAGGTCGGCCCTGTTGGCGGGCGGTATGCGCCCCTCGTCCAGAAACGGGCGGAGGTCTTCGGGAAAGTCCTCCGGAATCTCCCGCATGACCATGACCTCCCAGCCGGGGAGCATGGCCGCCCACTCTCTTACGACCTGGTCGCCGAAGGGGGGCCAGTCGTTCCAGAACCAATGCAGCTGCAAGATCTTCGGTATCATGTCGCCCCCCCCTGTCGCTTATGCTTGAAATTGTATGTGGCTATGCAGGCGGCCACGGACATCTCGTATCCGCCTCCGCCTTCGCACGTCAACGCGGGTCGGTCGTTTCCCGCGTCAACCCATCCGAAGCTTCCCCCTGCCGCGCAGTCGTTCTGGAAAAGCTTCGTCGTCTGGCCCTGCTGCGCGATGGCGTGTCCCAGGCTGTTCCACGTGCCGCCGTAGCTGCTTGATCCCGTGAAATAATAGTCGGCATGGACGGCGACGCTCGGACTGGCAATCGTGCATCGTATCCTGTTGTCGGAATAATGCGCCGTCAAGCTTGCCACCCACGCGTCGTACAGCTTGGCGGTGCTCCCCCCGGAGTAGGCCTTCCAGCCTCTCGAATCCGCATCCTCCTCCCATGCCGCCCGCGCAAGCGCCTTGTTCTGGCACGAGGCCTTGTCCTCCACATAGACGGGCTCGTACGGAGGCTCGGCATCGTACCTGACCTCCCCCGTGTAGCTTGAGCTGCACTCGTATCCCGCCATGTCCGTTTCGTAGCCGGCGGACATCGACTTTGCCGTGCACACCTTCGCGTAGGCGTCCTCAAGCCAATCAAGCGCGTCCTGGCCAGAAGGATCGCCGATGTCCGTGCTGGCGGCCGTGTCCGCATACGCCGTGTACGTCCCGTCGGCCGCGACACCGGAGGCGTTCGCGAAGTTCTTCATGGCCGCCAGCGCGCCGCCCCACAGCGTGGAGAGCGTGTCGTCCATGGAATACGCCCCCGCCTCTCCGGTCTTGGCCAGGATGCGTTCGTTGATCGCCTCGGCGAGGGCCTTCCTCGCGGCTTCCGCGGACGTCAGCACGACGACCGTCGTCGAGGCGAGGACCTCCTCCGAGCCGGCTTCCAGCGCCTTCACGACATACGTCCCCGGGACGGGCGTCGTGGAGACGGCCTCCACCCGAGTCTCGCCGTAGCCGTTTTGGCCGCCTTCGCCTACCGTCTGGCCATTTTCGTCGTAGATGTTCAGCAGGACCGTCCCCTCCGGCAGCCTCGCGAGCGTGAAGCCCGCGGCGGAGACCGCGGCCGACGCCTCGACGGCGTCCCCCTCCACGACGGGGGACGCGGCCGATACGGTCGCGGAGATGGCGTCGGATATGGCGACGTCCGCCTCGGCCAGCTCCGTTTCTCCGGACACGAGCCTGAGCGAGAGCGTCGCGGCGGACGCGGATGACCTGGCCCGGACGGCGTGCTCCCACACGCCGTCGCTCCATCCGTCGGAGAGGTCGATGTCCTCGCCGTCGTCCATCTCCAGCCAGTCGGACAGGGCGACGGGCTCGCCGGCGACGCGGGCGACGAGCGACAGCTCCGACGGATCGAGGGCGACCGCGTTGATCCGCAGCATGGCCCCCTCGCCATAGACGTGCAGGGACGCGGGGGCGGACAGCAGGCCAGTCCCCGAGACGGACGCGTCGTCGCCGTTGGATTCGCCCGCATAGACGGCGACCACGCGCAGCTTCGTGGCCGTCGCCGGAATGGAGGAGAGCCGCGCCCTATACGTGCCGACGCCGCCGGACCAGCTGCCGCCGCCGACGACGACGGAGCAGGAGAGCTCCTCCTCCTCCGCGCCCTCGCCCCTGACCGCCTTCCAGCGGAAGGCGACGCCGCGCCCGTTGCCGGCATAGTCCGTCTGGACGGAGCCGCCGACCTCGCACGACACCGTGAAGGTGAAGTCCCGGCGGTAGGGGACGGTCGCGGGAAGGTCGGGCACCATGCTCGGGACGACATACGCCATCGTCGCGACGGCGGGCTCCGACAGCCCCCCGTTGGAGAGCTCGGCCGCCAGCGTCGTGCGCGAGCGGTCCGCCGTCCGGACGGTGGCCTCCGCCTCCCATTCGCCCTCCGCCCAGCCGGAGCGGACGCCCTTCGACAGGGACACGGAGGCGAGTCTGTACGGGGAGAAGGTCCATGCGAGGCGCGCGTTCGCGCCGTTGTAGCCTCCCGTCGCCGAGGCGGACAGCTCGAACGGGACGTCCGCCACGACCGTCGCGGGGGCGTTCAGCGCAAGCGTCACGTCCGGATCCGGTTCCGGCTCCGGTTCCGGCTCCGGTTCCGGACCCGGCCCGGACCCGCGACCCGAAGACGGCGCGGCCGTCGGAGTCAGCCCGCCGACGACGCCGCCGTTGCCGCCGTCGCCGCCGGAGCCGTCGTCCGGGTCGTCCGCGGGGACGATGACGAGATTGGATTCGTAGGGGATGAGGGACAGGGGGGCCTTGACGCGGCCGGGTACGCTGGAGACGTAGAGGGCGAGGTCGTCCGACAGGATCCACCCCCGCCGGACGCGGAGGCCCTGCGTGCGGGAGAGCATGTTGAACTCGTCCGCCATGACGCCGCCGTCGCGGTCGAGCGTGTGCGGCTCGACGGACCTGTCCATCCCGCCGAAGCGCGTCTCGTGGTATTTGCTTTCCGTCCAGTCGCCCATGGTCACCTCGTTCGCCTGATGTACTTGCGGACAGGGCGCCCCGCGCGGGACTTCGCGATCATGGCGAGCATGGCTGAATACTGCTGCCCATGGTATCCGATGGGAGCCTCGTCGCGAAGCTCCTCGCCGGACATGAGGGCGGCCGCGTAGTGCTCGCAGGCGGAGTCGCACAGCTCGGGGATGTTCGGGTACGTCGCCGTCGCCGCGCCGTCCGGACTGCGGAAGGTGCCGGCGTCCTCGAACGGGAAGACGGGCTCCTGAAGGTAGCGGAATCGGAATCCCGTCCCCGCCCTGACGCTGACGAGGCGGATCTTCCGCTCCTCGACGTCGTCCGTCCAGCATTCGGGGACGGGCAGACCGAAGGGCCCGTGCGACGGGATGGCATGCGGGACGGGGCGCCAGGCGCCTCCCAGGGGAACCTGGACCTCCTCAAGGGAGAGGCAGTCGTCAGGAAGGACGACGACGCCGTCCGCCGGAGCGGTCTGCGTCGCGCCGAAGGCGCGAAGGACCTCCCCGCCAGGGTTGCGCGCGATGTGCCGCCACATGCGGCGGGCGGCCTCCCTGAGAGCCTTGTCGTAGTCGTTGGCTGACCAAGTAAGATTCTCCGCCGCGCGGACGTATGTCTTCACCTGGCCGATCATTTCCGCTAATGTTCTCATGGTTCCAGCCTCTTCCTCGCGGGGCATTCCTTGGTGTGCTCGTAGATGCAGAGATTGACCGCGTTGCGGAGGTCGTCCTTGCTCCACATGCGGCCCTCCATGGAGATCAGCCTGGCGTTGAGCTGCTCCAGGCTTTCCTTGCTTTCCCTGATGTCCTTGGGCAGCTCCCCTATCTTGACGTTGACAAGCCAGTTGACGCCCCACATGATGGCCCAGAAGACAAGGCATCCCAGCATGACGAGTATGACGATCTGCACGGGCGTCGCGCCCTGCGTGACCTTGACGATGCCTTCCGGCGTGACGCCGCCCGCATTGATGCAGTCCATCATTCCGTCGCCTCCGCCTTGTAGATTTCATATGCCCTGTCGCCCGACACGGCCATCGCCAGGGCCACGCCGAGGGCGACGGCCGCCGCACGCCCGACGCGGTAGGACGGCCTGAGCATGGCCCATGTCCAGATCGGCCATTCCGCCTTCTGGATGATTTTCACGTTGGCCCTGAAATGCTCGACGGTGTCCTTGAACGAATCGACGAGGCCGTCCGACTCACGGAACTCGACGTCGTGGACCATGACGGCGGGCTCGTACAGCCCGGCCAGCCCCGTGAGAAGCCGCCGCACGGCCTCCGGCCACCGGTCCGGCCCGACGCCGTTGTAGATGCCCTGGAGCTCCGCGTCGGAGTATTTCAGGAGCCTGTCCGAGCCTAGCAGCCCGTAGTCGAACACCCGCCGCCTGATCTTCGCAATGTCCGCTATGCCGATCATCGTCCCCCCCCTATTTGTCCAGCTCGTAGAGGGCTATGCACGAGACACATTCAGCCTTCTTGACGACGCCGTCGTCGTCAACATAGCGGAAGTCGATGGTCTTGAGCTTGCGGTCTTGAATCTCGAAACCGTCGATATAGACTCCCGAGATCTTGACTCCGGCCTTGCGGAGCGATTTGCACCGAGCGATGAAGTCCAGGACATTCTGTTTGTTCGTGACGCCCGATTCGCCGGCCTTCTCGTCGTCCGGGAGATAGCCGCCGTTCTTCAGCTCAAGCGCAACCGACAGCTGGTAAGCGACCGTCCTGTTGTTCCCGACGCCTTTCATTTTGCAGTCCCCGTCCTTGCAGTCAAACGGCTTCGCGTCCGCCGCGAGGCCGGACGCGGCCTGCTTCAGCCTGTCGAGGGTGCCGGTCTGCGTCGTGTTCTCCTCGCCCCCGGCCTTGTTCCGCGCGGGCACGGCGAACATGACGTCGCCTGCGAGGTAGGCGGCGACGGCCTCGGGGGACTTTTCGCTCAGGTCGTTGAGATACCCCGTGACCTGCTTCCCGATGCGGCGGCGGATGGACTTGACGCCCCTGAGCGTCTGCGTCGAGGGATCGAAGCTGATGCCGGCCTCGTCGTCTATGTCGATCTGCCACTCGCTGTTCTCCCGCGAGAGGTCGATGAGGGAGAAGCCGTTGAGGTAGGTGATGTCGCCGTATTCGACGCTGCCGACGCGCAGCTTCTTTCCAAACGCGACCGCCGAGGCGTTGTGCGAGACGTTCCTGCACGAGCAGAGCTCGGCAAGCGCCGCCAGCACGAAAATCCTGATGGATGTCTTCATTTTCCTTTTCTCCCTGTCATTCCATGTCTTCTTCACTCGGCCGCGCCCGCGGCCAGCTCTCCGAGATATCCCGCGAACCTGGAGACGAGCCCGTCCCAGGCGTCCGTCCAGACGCCTCCCGTCGCATGCTCGAAGTCGCGCGCCAGCGTCAGGAGGGCGCTTTCCATCCCGGCCAGCGCGTCGGCCGCCGCGCCCTTCTCCGCGGCCAGCGCCAGCAGAGCCTGGATGGACGGCGCCTCCATTTCCGCCAGCTCCTCCATCGCGCCGTACGCCGCCGCGTATTCCGCGACCTTGGCCACGAAGGCGCGCTCCTTTCCGGCCAGTTCGTCCGACGGCGGCGGAGGCTGCGGCTGCGGGACCTCCTCCCTGCGCGTCGTCCAGCCGAGACGGCGGTAGTTGGCGAACGTCACGGGCGTCACGCCCCCGTATTCGGCGGGCAGCTCGTCGAATTCGGCCCCGTCCGGGGCGACATAGACGGTCTTCTCCATTTTCGCTCCTCACTCCTTTGTGCAGATGTACTTTCGGTTGAGCCTTCTTATCACGAGGCGGAACGGCCTGCGGCCGTGCCTTTTCTCCCACTCCTCCACGAACTCGCGGACCTCCGAGGCGGTCGTCGTGGTCACCGCCCACCGCCCGTCCAGCCATATCCTCAGCTTGAGGAACTTCGTCCCCGGCGTGATGACGCTGGAGCAGTCCAGGTCCCAGTCATAGACGGCGAGCCTCCGTCCGAACAGTCCCGTCACGGGAACGGACTCGCCCTCCAGATAGCGGCGCGGCCGCGAAGGCTGGATCTCGTCGCAGATGTCCGGCAGGTCGTCCAGGCCGGGAGGCGGCTCATCCATTGGACGCCTCCTTCAGGAGGTCCGACAGGGGCCTCCCCGCCACGGAATTCCAGAGGACCTCGCCCTTGGGCAGGTGCCTGCACCATCCCCAGTAGGAGGCGAGCGTATTGTAGTGGCGCATGTCCGGGCGGAGGCCGTAGAGCCTGGCCGCGCGCCGGAGGCGGCGCTCGATCCGCTTCCTGAGCCTGACCGTCGTCCGCCTGAACACGTATCCCATGAAGTCGATGCCGCGCCTTCCGACGGGAAACGTCTGGACGCCGGCCTTCAGCTCGAGCCCCTCGCCGGCCAGCCAGGAGGCGATCCGGTCCCTGACCTCGGCCAGCCTCTCCCTGCTGGAGTCGAGGACCACGAAGTCGTCGCAGTATCTGGCGTAGCACCTGCACCGGAGCTCCTCCTTGACCATGTGGTCCATCGGGGACAGGTAGAAGTTGGCCAGCGTCTGCGAGAGGAAGCTGCCGATCGGGAGCCCGTCCGGATGGCTGTCCAGGAGGATGTCCAGGAGCCTCAGGACGCCCCTGTCCTTGATCTTGCCGTGGATGCGGTCCTTGAGGCGGCCGACGTCGATGCTCGGATAGTAGTGCCGGATGTCGCCCTTGAGCGCATGCACGGGGCCGTCCCCGAACATGCGCAGGAACTTCTCCATGCGCCGCTTCCCGAAGAGGCCGCCGCGCCCCCTGAAGCCGCTGTAGGTGTCGATGATGCAGGAGCGCTCCAGAACCCTTCCCGCGACCTGGTGGAGGGCGTGCTGGATCACCCCGTCACGGAAGCTGGGATCCCAGTCTATGCGGCGCGTCTTGCCGTGCTCCGTCCTCGTGAACGTCCTGTAGCGCGGCGCCCATTCGCCCGCGGCCATGTCCCGGGCGACGACGGCCAGGTTCCCGTCGGGATCCGACAGGAATTCGGCGATCTGCCGCCGGAAGGCCCGCCGCCGGCATCGATGGCGGCAGGCCGCGACCAGCGCCAGCCGCAGATTCGTCTCCGATATGGTCTGCTCAAGCATGTTCCCGTGTCTTTTCATCCCTTGCGCTCTCCCTGTCGGCGGCTGCGTGATGCGAGGGGCTCCTTCGCCATGCGGCTACTAAAGCCCGCCGACTTTTTTCGCCATTGACCGTTCCGGTCGCGGGACCGATGGAAGTCATTGTCTGTGCAATGCATTCATTCACGCTTCAAGGCGCCCCCCAATGTTCGCGTTCGAATTCGTCAAGCCGTTGTTCACGTTCACGTACCACGGCCCGTCGTTCGAGCCGTTGTTCGCGTTGCCGCCACGATACCCGACGCGCGAGCGGGGAGGGCTTTCCACCGTCCCGCATGAGTTTTTCCGTTTCGCCGCTCCGGATCCGCGTCTCGCGACGCGGATCCGGAGACGGATTGCGGCCGCTTCCGCGGCCGACGTGCCGACGCGCCGGCGTCCCGGCGTTCCGGCGCCCGGACGCCTCCGGAGCCGGACTCGGAGGACGGCCTGCCGCCTACGCAGCAAGGCGCCCCCCAATGCTCGCGAACGAATACGTCAAGCCGTAGTACACGCTCACGCACCACGGCCCGTCGCTCGAGCCGTTGCTCGCGTTGCCGCCACGATACCCGACGCGCGAGCCTCCGTCGCTGCTGTTGTAGAAGTAGTCGCAGAGGTAGGTCGTTGCGCTCCCGCCAACCGAGACGGGATAGAACGTCCTCGGGTCGAACCTCTTGACATGACCCGTCGATGGCCATGGATGGGACACGTGCCTGTAGGAGGGGGACTCGGCCGACTGCTGCGGCGTGTCGGTATAGTCCGCCGTGGCTGTCGTGTACCAGTATCCCCGGTTGTAGAATCTTCTGCCGTTGATCGACAGGGCGTTCCCCGTGGAGGTCGCGCAGGCCGCGTCCGAATAGGTCGCCGCGTTCGCCGAAGGACTGGCGGCCGTCGTCCACACCGTCGCCTCGTCCTCGCTTGTCCAGGCGTACGAGGAGCCTCCGTCCATCGCCTCGTCGCGGGCGTACACGACGCCGCCGGCCTTGATGGAGGTCACGGCCATGGCCTGGTATTTCTGGAAGCCGTCCTCGAACTCGTACACCTCCCCGTACGGGTTCTCGACGCCCCTGTACTGGAAGGATATGACGCGGGACGCCTCCGCCAGGAGGCTGTGGGACGCCACCGTCCCGGCGGCCGTCTCGTCCTGGTTGTACGCCGCGTCCCCGTCGGACGGATGCTCGGCGGCCGTGTACACGATCGTCGCGGGACTGGCGTGGCTGTTCCACGCGTACAGGCCAGGCGCGTCCGCCTGGGCGTATCTGTAGTACGTCGCCGAGCCGATCTTTAGCGACTCGAAGGGATTCATGTCCGTCCCCGACGTCGCGCGCGTCTCGCCCGTCCCGTTCCCCGCGTTCGTCCTTCCGGACAGCCTTGTATAGCGGTAGTCCCAGCGCTTGGCGTCGGAGAAGCCCCGCGAGACGGCCGCCTGGGCGTTGAACGTGCCGTACTCGATGGCCATCATCAGGCCTATGAACTGCTTGTGGAGCGCGTTGATTCCGCAAGCGCCGCTGTTGGCGGCCGCGGCGCGGTGGTTCGCCTGCGTCATCCCCGTCCACGGCTTCGCCCCCGCGACGGAGCGCGCCTTCCTTCCGGAGGCCCAGCCGGCGGAGGAGCTCGCGTCCTGGTCGGTCGTGAGGGGGGCGCCGGAGGAGTCGCATATGCAGCTGTGGTAGGCCCCGACGAACTGGTCGCGCAGCGTCTCGCCGTCGGGCGACACGTAGAAGCACGGATGCGGCTCGGATCCGCCGAAGCGGGCGTTCGAGACGAGATAGAGGGTCCTGCCCGTGTTCCGGTAGTCGGGGACGACGCGCCAGTACGTGACGGGGATGTGGACCATGACGTCCCCGTCGCCTCCCGTGAGGTCGGCCGCGGAGCCGTCGGACGTCACGCCCCGGCAGGTCCCGTCGTACTTCTTCGTGGAGTCCTCCGGGTCCAGATAGTAGGCGACCGTCCTGTCGGCGAGCGACGACACGACGCACCGCCTCCAGTCGTGGGCGGGCATGTCCTCGAAGTCGGCGACCTCCGTCAGCGTCCCGTCCCGCCACGTGACCTTCTGGCACGCGGGAGAGGACGAGGCCGGATCGTAAAGGATGCCGTAGGCGCTTCCGCGCCCCCTGGCGTATTTCCTTCTGGCGCGCCTCATGAGCAGAAGCGCGAATGCGAATGCGTTCCGCATGCCCTAGTCCTCCTCGTACTCGTCGACCACGCGTGCCATCTTGACGGCGCCGTCGTGATACAGGACCACCAGGTTGACCTTCGACGGCGACAGCGCCTCGACGCCGTCGAAGCCGCTGAAGGCGACGGCGTTGGACTCGCCGAGGACGATTTCGACGAAGGCGAAGGACAGCTTGCCGGACACGCCGGACACGTCGAACGTCAGCGTCCCGTCGCCGGACGGCGTCCAGCGCCAGGCCTCGCCGGGGGACACGGTCAGCGACGACGCAGTGCCTGTCTGGACGGCGACCTGCCCCGATCCATCCCCGCCGCCCCCGTCCGCCTCGCGGAGCCTTCCAAGGAATTTGTCGTAGATTATGTTCATGTCAGCGGTCCCCCCTAGTAAGAGGCATAGGAAAGGGATGCCATGCTGGCCGCCGAATGGCAGAAGTCCGTCGTTCCGCCCGCGTAGGCCACCGTGATCCGCCCGTTTCCATCGTCGGTGATCTTCCTGACCTGCCAGACGGGGGCGGTCTTCGAGGCGGTCTTCGGGTTGGCGATGGCGACATAGGTGGTCGATCCGACGGTTTCCACGATCATGGCGAACACGTTCCCCGCCAGTCCTGTGAGTAGATCCATCATGGTGCTTTCCTCCGTAAGGCTGGAATCCCCTCCCTGCCCCCCGTGGCAGACGCCGCCAAGCGACCGTCCGGGGGGCCCGGAGGGGACGCTTGTCAGGCGTCCACGGCGGCGACGACGACCTCGTCCACGCCGCCCGCGAAGCAGAGGACGGGCAGCTTGGTGTTGGCGCTGACGGAGCCGGACGCGGTGACGACGATCTTGTAGTTGCCGCCGGAGATCTTCGATTTGGCGACGGAGAAGTTTCCGGAGGCCAGCGGGAAGATCTTCATGGCGGCCTGCTCGGCGGGGGAGATCTTGTAGTCGTCGAGCTTGACGGTGACGGTGTTGGTGCTGGACATCGCGGGGAGCTTGATGTCGATGATGCGTGGCTTGTCGCGTAGCATGGTGCGTTTACTCCTTATTTATGCAGCGGATTGTTCCTGACGTGGATCTGCGGCGAGACCCCGTGCTCGAAGACGCCGCAGACACTTTCCGATTCGCGCCTCGCCTCCTCGGCGAGGAGGGCGGCGCGGTCCTGCGCCTTCCTTCTGGCGGCCTCCGCGTTGCGGGAGATCGCCTCCAGGCGCTCGGGCCCGTCCTGCCAGCTGTCGAACCGCCCCATGATGCCGAGGATCTCCTCCACGACGGGCTCGACCATGGGCGTGTCGTCGGCGTGGAAGAGGTCGCAGATGCGGACGCCGTCCCATTCGAGGGCCCAGACGTGGCGCTTCTCCTCCCAGACGACGGACGCCAGGGGATCCCTGGCCTTCACGGCCTGTTCAATGTGTCGCGGAAGCTCTCTGCCCATGGGGCGTCTCTCCTTGCGGCCTAGGACCACTTGTCGTTGTCAACCTTCAGCAGGCCGCATTTCTGAAGGTTCGTCGCGCCGAGGGTGAACCACTTGCCGACGATGTACTCGACGTAGGTCCGCCCCTGGACCCAGTGCCAACCGGCGGCGGCGGGATGGAGCGGGCCGATGGGTCCGCGCTCGTAGATCTTGACGTTGTCGAAGTCGATGGCCGCGATCTTGTCGCGGTCCATGTCGTCGTCGGCGTAGATGTGCGCCCCGTCCACCTGGACGCGGGTGAAGTCCTCCCTGAAGGTCTCGGCGGGGGCGTAGCGGACCTTGTCCGCGAAGTAGTGGGACGCGTAGCGGCGCACGGTCTCGATGTGGGCGACGAGCTCGCGGGGGTTGTTGCAGTTGAGGATGAATTCGCTGACGTGCTCGTAGTCGAAGACCTCGCTGCTTCCGTCGTGGACGTACGCGCGGGCCCACGAGTTCTGGGCGAGGGCGCGGTTGACGCCCTGGAAGGTGTTGTCGTCGTCGAGGACGTCGAGGATGCCGGGCATGTCGAGGACGGGGTCGTCGAGGGAGCCGGAGTCGCAGGGGACGAAGTAGTCGTTGTCCGCGAAGGTGACGTCGCTGGAGTGGAGGGTGAAGGTGCCGGACGCGCGGTTGACGTGCGCGATCCGGACGGGGGATCCCTTCTTGAGGTCGGTGGAGCCGTCGTAGCCCTGGAGGATCATGCCGCGCTCGAGGAGCTTGCAGAGGTCCTTGGTCTGGGTGTTCCAGAGCCCGGCGTTGTCCGGGGTGATGGTGAGGTTGCCGGTTCCTCCGACGCTCGCGACGACGGCGACGGCCTTCTTCGCGGCCTGCGGGGACCAGAGGATGGCGCGCAGATAGTAGGGGAAGGTCTGGACGAGGTGCTCGACGCGGCGGTTGACGAGGTCGCGGATGGCGGTCGACTTCATGTCGCATCCGACGACCTCCTTGAAGGTCGCGTTCGCCGCGGCTGCCGCGCAGGCCAGCCTGAACTTCTGGTAGTCGTAGGCCTCCTGGGCCCCGGTCGGCGTGTAGCCGTGCTCGCTGACGCCTGTCCAGCCGATGGGGATCTCGGTGTTGAACGGGATGCGGACCTCGAAGCCCTCGACGCCCTTGGAGGTGCGCTGGAGGCGCTCGACGGTCCAGCGGCCCTTGGGCTCCCACGCGACCTTTTCGATCACGGGCAGCCAGCACTGGCGCACGATGGTGTCGCCGAGTTCTGCGAAGGTGGAATAGACGGCCAAGTCATTGGGCATGATGGGTTCTCCTTGTTTGTGCTTGGCGGCGTCTGGACCTTCCGGCCCGGTCTGTTTTGTTTACGCGAGCGGCGCTGGCGCGCGGCTCATTTTCTCGCGCCTTCGTAGCTGGCGGCGATCTTCGCCGACAGCTCGTAGGCCTCGTCGATGCTGCTCGGCGGAGGCGTGTTGATGTGCGCGGCGGCGGCGCCGCCGCCGCCCGTCCGGACGGGGCCGTTCCGGTAGGGGTCGCCGTCCGCGGTTTTCGCGTCCTTCGACTCGACCAGCCTGGCGATGCGCTTCGAGACCCTGTCGCAGGCCTCCCGGACCTTTTCCGTCCCCGCGTTGTCGGGCAGCTTCTCGAGCTCGCGCTCGAGCATGGACTCGGCGGCCTCGCGGACGTCCTCGTCCTCGCTGGAGAAGCAGGCGAACTCCTTCAGGACGTCCTCCGGCACCACGGGCGGCGCCTTGGGCTCGGGATGCTCCTTCCTGTAGTCCTCGATCGCCTTGTCGAGGCGGGTCCCGTAGGCCTTCTCGACCTTGTCGTTGAGGTCGTCCAGGGAGCCTTCCAGAAGATCGTCGTCGGTGAGGACGGGATCCGGCTGCGCCTGCTGCGCCTGCTGCTGTCGCTGGTTGTCGTCGCTTGGCATATAATCTAGCCTCCTTTGTCTTTTCTTTTCGGGGAGGCGCCATTTTGTCGCCTCCCGTGCCTGGGATTTGCCAAAGTCTGTCAAAAAAACGTCATTTCTCCGCGGACGGGAGGTCCGCCAGGGCAGCCTTGACATCCGCCTTGTTCCCCGCCATGACGACGCGGAGGAGCTTTCTCAGCGCCGGCGCACCGAGACGGTCCAGCGCCGCGAAGTCCTCCTCGTCGTAGAGGGAGCGGAGCCTGAAGTCGGGGTCCCGGGTGAGCTCGCCCCCGTGGTCGCCGAGGAGCCGGAGCCCCTTCTGGACGCTGGTGACAAGCGATCCGTTGACGGGCACGACGAGGATCTCGCCGTCGATCATCTGCCGGACGCGGTGGTCCGACTTGTTGTAAATGGTGATGGTGTCGTTCATTCTGCTCCTCCCGCCCCCGTGGGCGGCGCTGCGGGCTGCGCCGCCGGCTGCGATTGCGCGCCCCGCGGGGCGGCGGCGAGCCGCGAGGGCGACGTGAGGCTGATGTCGCCGGCGCCCCTGTAGGGGGAGGCCGGGAGGTCGAGCTGCGGGGCCATCTGCGAGCTGTAGAGGATCCTGTGTCCCCTGACATGGGCCCGGACGACGCTTTCGACGGCTTCGCCGGAGGCGCGTCCCTCGGGAGACTGGAGCCATGCGTCGTGCACCTGGATGTGGACGAGGTGGTTCTCGGTCTCGTCGGGCTCGACGGGCTGCCCGATGGCCATGAGGAGGTTCTCGTAGCCCGCGCGGTTGCGGTGCGCCGCGTCGTCGTCGGCGACGTCGAAGAGGTATCCGAGCTCGGTGGCGCGGAGGAAGGCGCGGCGGGTGCGCTCGGGCACGGCGTCGCTGAAGAGGCCGTACTGGAGCCATTCCTTGAGGGTCTCCATGCGGATGACGTGGTTGCGCGACATGGAGGACCCGCGCTTGAACCGGATGTCCATGTTGAGGACGGCGTCCCGGAAGGCGAGGTAGTAGTTCGCGCGGTCGCGGCCGACGGCGTCGATGATCCGGTCCTCGGACCAGTAGCGCCTGACCATGGCCGTGACGAATTTGGCGGTGAGGCGGTCGTTCCTCGCGCAGCCGAAGTAGAGCATCCAGTTGACGGAGTCCGCGGAGTTCAGGAGCATCTCGAAGTGCATGGCGCTCCGGACCTGCGTGTCGTTGCGCCCCTGGACGGCGAGGCTCTGGCCGGTGTTCTGCTGGAGGGAGTATTCCGCCCGGTCGAGCTCCTGCTCGAGGCCGACGAGCGGCTGCCCCTGGATGTACTGGGGGGGGACGGACATGCCGGCGGGGACCTCGATGAGCTGTCCGCTCTCGTTCGTCCACTGGTCGTCGCGGAGCATGCCCTCCTGGATGATGAGCTTGTTGTTGCCGACGGCGTCCCTGTTCTGGGCCTGTCTCGTGAGCAGGTCGTTGAGCTGCGTCTGGGCGGGCCGCCAGTTGCTGACGACTGCCGGCGTGTGGAGGATGCAGCCGGAGATCTCCGAGAACTGGGGGATGATGCCCATGGTGAGGTTGTAGTTGTCGCCGGGGTCGATGGAGCGGGCGATGCCGAGGTAGGGGAGCGGGCCGTCGTGGGCGATCTTCCCGCCGTAGGCGTGGACGTACCGGCCCTTCGGGCGCCTTGCGCAGGGGCGCTCCCAGTACTGGATCTCCATGTAGCGCCGCTCGGTCTCGGCCATGTCGGCCGCGTAGCCGAAGTCGGGCGAGACGTAGCGGTTGATCCTCGAGAGGGCCTCGAAGTTGACGTCGCCCGCGTTGTGCGGGACGAGGTCCTCGCCGGAGAGGTCGGCGCCCAGGCGGCGCCCGAGGTCGTCGAGGGTGACGAGGTTGACGTTCATGATGGCCGTGACGTCGTTCCAGGATGTCGCGGAGAGGGGGAAGCAGTAGGTGTTGAGGGGGTTGAGGACGTCGAAGGCGATGTCGCCCTCGTAGTTCTCGACCTCCTCCGTGAAGAGGTGCGAGATGCCCCTCCTCGTGCGGACGGGGGCCTCCGAATAGCGTCTCACGGGCCTGACGCCGTGGCGGGCGTTTGGCTTCCAGTAGGGCATGAGGTAGGCGGTTCCCGTGACCATGACCCACGTCCCGAGCGCGACGCGGGCGTCGGCCCAGCCGTTGTTCTCGGAGAGGTAGTCGCAGATCTGGACGGCGCATTTGGCGGCCATGGAGTCCTTGACCTCGATGCCGCCCTCGTAGGCGGTGATGGCCGGCTCGTCGCCGAAGAGCTCCTTCATGAGGCGGACATAGGCCGGCTTGAGGCGGTTGTCCACGCGCCGGATCTCGTTGGTGGCGTTCTCGACGGGGGTGATTCCCTCTCCGGCGGTCCAGCAGGTCCACTGGTTTCCGCTGAGAAAGGCCAGGTTCAGCTCCGTCTCGGCGACGATCTTCCGGTAGCGCTCGGCCGCAAGGGCGCGGAGGCGCTCCAGCTCGGCCCATCTTTCGTCACGTGGCGTGCGTTCGTCGTTCATTGCAGGCTGACCCTCCCCGCCGCGGCGCGTTCGCCGCGCGCGGTCTCGGCGTCGGCGGCTCTTTTCATCTGGTAGGTGGCGATCCTGTTCGCGGGCCCGAAGCCCAGGATCCTGGCGGCCAGGCAGCAGAACGCCACGGCGGCGGACAGGAGGCAGGCGGCCAGCGAGGCCAGGACGAGCACGGTCATCACTTCTCTCATGCCAATCTCCTTTTTCTGACGGCCTCGAAGGCCTTTCTGGCCTGTTCGCGGCGGTATTCAAGTTCGGCGGAGCACCTCTGCGCGACGGACGCGGACATGTCCGGAGGCGGCGGAGGCGCGGCGGGGGCGCGGAGGACGGCCGGGGCCGAGACGGCCCTGTCGTCCAGAAGGCTCAGCGCGTCCGGGCCGTTGTCGTCCGCCGACCTGGGATGCTCCAGCAGGGCCCGCTCCAGCAGGTCGAGGCGGGGGATCCCCGGGTCGAAATAGATCATCCCCGCGGAGAACAGCGGCTGCAGGGCCGCCGTGATCCGCTGCTTCTTCTCCCGCTTGCCGAGGCTGTAGTGGTAGAAGCGGGCGATCTCCTTCCCGGCGGCGCGCCTTTTGACGTTCTCGCGGTCCACGAAGGACATGATCGTCGTCTCCAGGAGCGTCTTCTGGCGGACGATGAACTCCGGCCTCCAGCGGTCCCAGAGGGCGAAGAGCTGGTCGATGAAGGCGGAGGGGTCCATCAGCTCCTGGATGTAGTCGATGAGGAAGATCCTCCCCGCCTGGTCGATGGCGACCACGCAGACCGCGATCGGATCGGACCCCTTCTTGTCGTCCCCCGCGGCGTCGGTGAGGATGACCTTCCTGTAGGCCGCCCGCCCGGACGCCTCCAGCTCCTGGCACGCGGACCACGGCTGGTAGCGGAACCACGAGCGCCTGAAGCCCCTGTTCTCCTCCGTGGGGTTGAGGATCACCTGGCAGGAGAACGTGTACTGGTTCTGGGCCTGGTCCATGAACTTCGGGATGCTCATGGACTCGGGGAAAGTCGAGCGCCCGCAGGGCAGGATGCCGGACACGATCACGCACTCGTACTCCCTCATCCGGCGGAGCGTCGCAGTCGGGTCGTCGTGGGAGAAGCGCGTGCCGATGTAGAGGATCCTCCCCTCCTTCGGCGTGGCCAGGAGAAACTCGATGCCCGCCATCTCCTCCTTGACGGCCGCCGTCGATTCGGGGGATGTGACGCTCTTCTCGTCCCAGAAGTCGTCGCCGATGATGATGTCGTAGTGCTGCGACGTGCCACCCTTCGACGATCCGACGCCCGCGGCCGTGATCGTGTTCTCCGCCTGGACCCGCGTGCAGCAGGGGGCGCGCCAGGAGCTCCCGCTGCCCTCCTCGCTCACCTTGCGCGTCCTGTATTCCGGGAACAGGGCCGCGAACAGGTCGTTGCGCAGAAAATGGTTCTTCACCTCCTGGATCTTCTTGCTGGCGTTCTCGCCGACGCAGCTCTTGTAGAGGATCGTCACGTTCGGGTCCCGCAGAATCTGCTGGACGCAGAACGTCACCCCCATGAAGGTCGTCTTGTACGAATCGCGGGCGAACTCGCGAAGCCCCCTGTAGCCTGGATGGATCCTGCCGGGGGCGACCGTCTGCGCCATGAAGTAGTGCAGGTGGAACACGGCCTTGTCGTAGCCCAGCCACACCTTGCCCAGGTAGTAGGGATCGTTCTTGCACATCTCCCTCTCGAAGACCCTCCGGGCCTTCTCCTCCATCTCGGCAGGATACCTGGCCAGCCAGTCCTCGCGGGCGGCGGCGATTTTCTGAAAATACTGGGCCTCCGCCCGCGCGTTTTTCCTCCGCAGCTCGTCCAGGTCGGCGATTTTCGAAAAGTCCACCTGCTCGCCGGTCTCCGTGTCCTCCCAGACCTGGCTGAAGCCCTCGTAGACGAGCTGCGGACGCCATGCGTCCATGAAGGCCGTGATCTCGTCCTCGCTGTAGGTCGTGCTCGCCATGTCGGAAGGGTGCCGATTTTTTTGGAAAAAATTTTCTGGAAGGGGAAAAATCGCAGACCGGGGATGGGCTGCCACAAGAAAAAAAATGAATGTCTCGCGCGAGCCGCCGGCCAGACAAACGCGGCGTCTCGAAAACGCCGCGGCCCCATGGCCCCCGGGGGGCCGGAAACCGACCCGGGAGGGCGGAGGAGGAGGGCCGGGAGGGCCGGCGGGAGGGGGGGCCGTGCCGGGGGGCCCAGCGCCATGGGCACACCCCGGCATAGCCACAACTCTACCCACTTTCGACCGCGGAGACGGTTTCCGGGGGGATGCCGCCAGGTACGGCGGAAGGGCCCGGAGCGGTTTCCGGAACCGCTTCCGAAGGCGCTCCGGCGGGGACCGGAAGGGCCTCGGGGAGGCCGTCCGGCGGTCCGCCGGGCGCGCCCTCCCCCGCCCGTCCGGCGGGGGTTGCGGACTGTCCAGAGGGCCCGCACGGGCCGGGCCCCGGCTGCATCCGCTGGCTGGCGCACAACTTGGACAGATACTCCGACAGCGCATCCTGCTCCCCCGTGCTGATCTGGACGCCGACGCGGGCGCCGTCGCCGGTGGACTGCGCCGCGATGTTCACGTTGACGGGAGGCGCCCCGGCGGCCATGGAGAGCGGGATGCCGCCCATCTCCGTGGCCAGCTTGAGCAGGTTGTACTCCGTCGGCGTGAGCGTGGCCGTCGAGCGCCCCGCCTTGATCCCCCAGAGGATGACCATGGCGATCTGCGGGATGATGTCCCTGCACCGCTTGCACATCTCGCCGCCGTGGGCGGCCGAGATCTGCGAGATGGCCGTGTGGACCAGGTTGGACTTGTCCGAGAGGTACTTCTGGACGGTCGTGCGGCTGACGCCGGCGGCCTTCGCGACGGACGTCTGCGTCGGCCAGCGGCAGTTGACGTAGATCTCGACCAGGCACTGGCGGACGATGGCCTTCTCGACGGGCGTGAGCCGACGGTAGGCGTCCGAGGAGTCGTAGAGCAGGCTGTCCTCCTCGTCGGGAAACAGCATGAGCTGCTCCGGACGGGAGGCTGCGGCTGCGGAGGTTTGTGGGCGCTGGCTGGTCATGATGGCCCTAAAGATACAGCGCGCATGCGTTTCCACCAGCCGCGGCGCCAAATTGTCCTCTGCGCTTGACGACGCCTTTCCGGCGGTGTATATGCGCGCGCACGCGAGGGAGGCCCGCCCTCGCCGTGGTTTTCCCCCACACCCCCTTTCCAATGAATGAGAATGAGAATAATTCGCGCACGCGCGTGTGAATGGAAATGCGAAAAACAGCGCCGCCGCGACGGGGGGCACGCCGGGGACCGGGGCGCCGCCCGTGACGGAGGCCGCACGGAAGGGCCCCTCCGTCGGCATCGTCAAAAAAACGGGCCGTCATTCCGCGGCCGATGCGTCCGGGCGACCGTCGAATTTCAAAAAAGCGGCACCCTCTTTACAATCTGCCGTGTTTCTATGTCGTCCGGTTGTCGCAAACAGGTCGTCAATCGTCAAAAACGGTGCGTATTCCGGCCATTCGGGCACCTGCCTGCCACATATGAAAACACCGCCCCGCTTTACATTTCCAAAAAGGGGGCGGCGGAATCAACGCGGCCATTCATTCGGCGGGTCGCCAGGCGCGCTGTATTCGTTCCCTGGAGAAAAACCGTAGAGATAGTCCATTGTCGATTTTTCCGTGGAGTCAGGCCTGAAGGCCATTCGGACGACTCCGTCCATGCTCTGGGACAACGGGGTCGTCATGCGGTCGAATACCGCCTTGTAGCCCATATGCGCAATGAGACGGGCGAGAAGGCGGTTGAGGCTCAGGATCCTGCCTTTGCAGTTTTCAAAGACGGGGGGCAGACCCGTCGCGTTCCCCAGAGCTGCAATGAATCGGCTGTCTCCTGTCGCCAGAAGTCTGGATGGCTCGCCGTCCATTGACAGCTTGATCAGCAGCAGCGCCTCTCCGTCATCGATGCTGGTCCGCTTCAGCTGCTCGACCAGTTCCATTTCCTCCGGCGTCGCCTCCACGACATGGAACGACGCCAGCAGCTCCATCGATTTCCCATATGTATCGGCTTTTTCCAGCTCGTTCTTTTTCACTGCCTTCTGCCTCATGCGCTCGCATTTGAAGCGGAACGTGTCAATGACGTGCACATCGTCCGTTCCGAGCATCTCCATGGCTTCTTCAAACAAGCCGAAGGCGACCAGTTTGGTCAGGCAGTCAAGATCCAGATAGATGCGCATGGGCTATTCCCCCGTCTCGTCGAGCATCAGTCCCGTCCCGCTTGTAATGTACTCGTATGTCTCGTCGTTGTAGTTGTCCTCCTTGAGGTTTTCGTATTCCTTGACGAGAATCTGCCTTTGCGGCTCCGTTTCCTTCGCCTGGTTTATGAGCTTCAGAGCGGACATCCCGACGGCGATCATCCTTCTTCTCGTCGCCTGGTCCCGTCCCAGCGACTTGGTGAAGGCGTCGCGCAAGACCAGATGGCCGGGATTGACGTTGTGCCGTTTTCCCGTTGCTATCGCCCAGTCCGCGATGCCCTTGGGATAGGACTTCGGGCATGGCTCGAAGTCGTAGCAGCCGGACAGGAGCTTCAGGGCGAAGGTGTTCGCCTCGCATTCAAGCTCCTCTCCCTTGCCCAGCTCCACCTTGTCGTCCAGATGGCAGCATCCGTCGCCGTCCAGATGTCCGGAGGCTATGTGCCCCAGCTCGTGGGCGAGCAGAAACAGCGGCTTTGCATTGAACGAGCTCTTCTCCAGGATGAAGATGCAGTATTTCCCCGCATGCTTGAATACGGCCGCCTGCGGCCGGTGCCAGTGGGTGCCGGAACGGGGAATGTGTCCGGACATGCTGAGAACGGGCACGCCCAGATTCCAGCAGTAGTCCAGAAGGCTTCGGAAATCGACCTCTCTGTAGTCCCGCAGGATTCTGGATCTCATTTCCTCGGGAGTGCGCGGCACGTCATCCGGCTTTTCGATGCCCGTCAGCGTCGCCTTGGCCAGCTGGTACAGAAAGGCGCTCGTCCGGTCCACGGTGCCTTCATCGTCCGTGTTCCGTTTCTTGTACGCCATTCCCGTCATTTCATCCGGTGCCAGCTCTCCGCCGTTGATCAGCGGAAGCAGTGAGACGCCAAGCCGCTGCGCCACTACATAGGCCAGGGACAGCGTCAGGCTTCTGTTTCCCGACATTTCGCCGGACCACCAGCCAGGAGCGAGGTTGCGTTTGAAGAAGGCGGAGCCTGTGCCGCTTCCGCAGTAGGCTTTCAGCTGGCTGTCCAGCGTCTCGAATTCCTTGCATCTGTTCATGGCGGCACCTCCTTTCCATTTTTGGTTTGCAGTAGTTCTTTGTATATTTTATTCCAATTATTTATAAAAATATAACACTGTCGCGCGATTTTTCAAGACAATCATACATATCTTATTGTGGATCATGTGTTTGTAATACTCCATCGTCACACCAGGAATACGCTGGCAAGGGCGGGGCTAGGGGCGGCGGGTGGCGATGCCGTAGATCTTCACCTTCGTCTCCGCGTCCAGCTCGTCGCTGGACATGATGCGGCGGAGGAGCTCGTCCGCGGACTCGCCCTGGGGCTGCGGGGCGGTCACCACGGATCCGTCGCCCGTGACGACCTGGGAGTGGTTCAGCTGGCAGTTGCGCACGGAGCGTCCCCCCTCCCCCGTCTCGCCGTCCCCGAAGTCGATCCGTGCATGAGGAAAGAGCTTGAAAAATTTTCCCAATTCAAGATGTGAGATTCTTTTTACTCCATCTTTTGGATTCATTAATTGACTAATGTATGGTTGTGATATTCCCGTATATTTGGCCATTTCTGCCTGAGTCATGCCCAAGTCCCTCATTTTCTTCATCTTGCTTTGAATATACTGATAAATGTTCATATGTTTTCTCCACTTTTTGCTGGGGTTGAGTTCTCTGAAACGTAAAAAATACACAAAAAGACAAAAAAATACATTTTTCTTGTCTTTATTGGCTTGAAAATATTGATACATCAATTATCTTTTGTTTTGTCAATTGATTTTCATTTTACCTTGAAGGAGCTTCATGAGAACATACTTGAACATTGATGATAAGCTCAAACCGGCAGTCGATGTGTTGAAAGAACGCCTTGTCACCACAAATCTAGCCTACATAGTTAGACTAGCAGTGATTAACCTATCTAATAATTTTTTTCTCAAGAATATTGATACATCAATATCTTTTGACCTTTCCTCCCTGGCCCCGGCGATCGCGGACCTGCCGGGGATGGACTTGGACATCGTGGAATCGCACTTCGTGCGGTTCCGGAAGTTCCGCCCGACGGTGGAGGTCTATCGGGCGGCCGTCGAGGCGGTGAAGGCGGACGCGGCGGCGAAGGGCGAGCCGGTGAGGAATCCCGAGGCCGCCCTGTACGGAAAGATGAAGGCCTGGACGCTCGGGAAGTGGCGCCCGGGCGCGACGGAGGAGGCGGAGCAGGCGGGCGGCGGCATGAGCCGCCGCGAGTTCGAGCGGCAGGTGTACGGGGCATAATTATATATGGTAAAGACATGAATCCCGTGCTCCAGAGCCGCATGGAGGGCCGCCTCCTGGCCTCCATGCTTCACGACCCTCGGCTGACGCCGACGGTCATGCACTGGCTTCCCGCCGAGCTGTGGGACAGCCCGCGGGCGTTCCGCGACTTCGCGGTCCGCCGTCTGGCGGACTGCCTGGCGGACTGCTGGGCGGCGCGCAGGGACACGTCGCCCCTGAACGTCCTGGAGGCGGCGTCCCGCCTGCGGCTGGACCGCGTGGAGGACACGGTGCGCCAGCTGATGGGGGCGCACCAGGCGGAGCACGTCTCCGCCATCGACCGCCTCGCGCAGGACTACGCGGCGGAGATCCGCCGCGCGGACATGGGCGACCTTCTTGCGAAGGCCCAGGAGCTCGTCGGGGACGAGTCGCTGGAGGCGTCGGACGTGCTCCGCCGGATATCCGAGCGGCTGTCCGCGGGGACGGGCAGCGGGCAGAACGTCGTCGCGGCGGCGGAGGCCGCGACGGCCATCGAGGAGATGTACGCCCTGCGGAAGGCGGGGAAGGGGGAGGACATCGGCGTCCACACGGGATTCCGGAAGATCGACTCCGTGATCGGCGGCCTTCCGGTTCGGAAGATCTCGATCATCGGGGCCCGCCCGTCGCAGGGCAAGACGGCGATCGCGGGCTGCATCGCCCTGAACGCGGCGGCGGCGGGGCATCCCGTCGTGTTCTTCTCCCACGAGATGTCCGCGCGGGACGTGTATGCGCGCATGGCCGCGCAGCTGCGGTCGGTGAGCTACGGCAGCATCACCTACGGCAGCCTCTCGGCGAAGGGGGAGGCCAAGCTGGCGGACGCGCTGGCGGAGCTTCGGCGTCTGCCGATCCACGTCGTGGATTCGACGCATTCGGATCCCGACACGTGCCGCTCGACGGCGCTCTACGTCCTCTCCCGCGAGCGCGGGGGGAAGGCTCCGCTGGTCGTCGTGGACTACGTCCAGCTGGAGCATCTGCCGGGCTGGCGGGGGACGCGTTCCGAGGAGATCGGGACGATCAGCTGGAAGTGGCTGGAGACGGCGAAGATGTCGGGGGCGGCGGTGCTGCTCCTCTCGCAGCTCAACCGCGACGCGGTGGGGCAGCCGTCGATGGACCAGCTGAGGGAGTCCGGCGCCCTGGAGCAGGACGCCAGCGTCATCGGCCTCCTCTGGCGGCCCAGCCGCGACCGGAAGCAGGGGGGCGACGAGAACGCCGCCGTCGGCGGGGAGGACCGCCGCAGGGCGGGCTACAACTGGGGCGTCCTCTCCGTCCCGAAGAGCCGCGACAGCGCCCTCACGGAGCAGGAGCTCCACTGGACGGGCTACTGCATGCGGTTCAGGGACTGGGACGAGGAGCGGGACCGCCACGCCACGGAGGCCGAGCAGCGGCGGGAGGAGTACGCCGCCATGCTGGAGGACATCGTCCGGGGCGGCGCTCCGCCCGGCCAGCGGCCGCGGGCGGACGAGTCCGACCTGCCCCCGTTCTGAATTTCCCCGCGGGTCCTTCCATTTTTTCCGCCCGCGGGGAGGGCGCGGCGACCTGACCGCGCGTTCCCGCCGCATCCGAAGGTGCTAGGCGGCGGGACAAGCAGGTGGCAGCCGGAGAGACGGCATCAACCTTAAAGCAAAAGGATCGGACATGGAACACATCGGAAACATCTTCTGCTGGGCCTGGCGGCCCAGCTCGTCCTCGACCTTCTCGGCGCCGCCGCCATCGTCGCATGGGGGGCCGCCGAGGAATCCCTGGACCGGGCCGCAAGGACCGGAAGAAACTAGAAGTCAAACAAAAGGAGAAGTCATCTTGGAAAGAACCTACTGCGACCGCTGCGGGCGGGAGATCCCCGTCCAGGAGAGCCGGAACATCATCCTGGGCGTCCATCACAACCAGGCGAAGGACGACTACTCGATCGACCTCTGCCCCGGCTGCGCCGAGGCGTTCCGGACCTTCGTCGCGAACGGCGACGTGAAGTCGCCCATGCCGGAGGGGGCTCCGGAGGGGGCCGTCGCCGGCTCCTACGACATCCGCGCGCTGGCGGAGATGTTCAGGGTGTCGATCCAGACCATGAGGCGCTGGTGCGACCGCGCGGAGGTCGATTCCTTCATGTCCGTCGCGGCCAACGGCCGCGGCATCCGCTGCTGGAAGCTGGACGAGGGGGCCTGGGAGCGCCTCGCGCATCTGGCCGCGGCGCACAGGGCCCTCGCCGGGATGGCGCACGTCCACACCGTCGCCGGAAACGGCCGCCATGGCCACGCCCTTGTCGCCGCGAGGCGGAAGGGAGCCGCGAAATGAAAAGGAGGGACGCCATGCCTGAAACCGCCCGACGCGCGCAGGGACGGCCGGAGCCGCCCGAACCGCCGAAGACACGGGAGGCTCCCCACCCTCCGAACTTCCACATCCGAACGCAGCACGGGGAGCCGTCCACGCAGGCCCTTCCCTGCGCGACGGACAGGATCGACATGAGCGTCCTCCATTACGCCGTCATGATGGAGATGTTCGCGCTGAAGGTCGTCGAACGGGACAGGGAGCGCCCGTTCGGAGGCGACGACGAGATCCAGGACTTCGCCTGCGCCTACGCCATGGGCATGGTCCGGGCGAACCTGAAGAACGGCAGCGCAAGGAAGACAAAGGCCCCGTGATCCGCCATGTGCGGCCCGATCACGACGTCGGCGACGAAGCGTCCGGGCCGTTGGGAAAGGGGTCGCGGGGCGCCGGCCGGAAGGCCGGATGGAGATTGCCCCCTTTCCCATGATCTCCTTCTCCTCCGCGCGGAGAGGCAGAACCCATTCGCCGCAGCGCGGACTTCCACCACCATCATTGAAAGGGATCAGACATGCCGAGAATCAGAAACGAGGAGGAAATCAAGCGGAGGGCGGACATCGAGGGCGTCATCGGGCGCCGCGTCCGTCTGCTCCCCGCCAGGGGCGGCTCCCATCTGGAGGGGAGCTGTCCCTTCCACAGCTCGAGGAGCGGCCGCAGCTTCCACGTCAACCCCGAAAGGGGGGGCTGGTACTGCTTCGGCTGCTCCGAGGGCGGCTCGCTCGCGGACTTCCTCATGAAGTTCGAGGGCTGCGACTACCGCGAGGCGCTGGAGATCATGGCCGCCGAGTCCGGCGTCGCCGTCGAGTACGACGACGCCCCCGCCGCGGGCGGCGGCGACCGTCCGCAGGCCACGCGCCAGCAGGTCCTCCAGGCGCTGGAGGCGGCCTGCCGCGTCTATCAGGCCGGGCTCGAAGACAACGAGGCCGCCAGGGAGTATCTGGCGAAGCGCGGGTTCGGGCGGGACGTCGTCGAGCGCTGGCGGTTCGGCTACGCCTGCGGGTCGTCCGTCGCGAAGGCGGCTCCGCAGGAGCTGCTCGTCGCGGCGGGGGTGCTGAGGCTGTCCGAGAGGACGGGGAGCGCCTACGACCCGCTGGCGGGGCGGATCACCGTCCCCGTCTGCGACCACTCGGGGCGCGTCCTGGGCTTCGCGGGACGCCTCGTCGAGGCTTCGGCGGACCGTCCGAAGTACCTCAACACGGGGGACACGGCGGTGTTCCGCAAGGGGCGGACGCTCTTCGGCGTCCGCGAGGCCCGGGAGCTTCTCCGCCGCGACGGGCGCCTGCCCCTGCACGTCCTGGAGGGGCAGCTCAAGGCCGTCGCCTGCGCGGAGGCGGGCATCCCCGCCGTCGCGGCGGGGGGCACGGCCTTCACGCCGGAGCAGGCGGTCGTGGCCGTCGGCCTCTCGGAGCGGATCGCGTGGTGTCCCGACCCGGACGAGGCGGGGACGAAGGCCGTCCTGGCCAACGCCCCCGTCCTCAGGGAGAAGGGCGCGGAGGTCGTCGTGGGCGAGCTGGAGATCCCGGACTCCGTCACGGAGCCCGTCAAGGATCCGGACGACCTCCGGGCGATGGGGCTACCCGTGCGGTACCAGTACTACGGGCTCGTGGACTGGCTCTACTACCGCATCACGGGGGGGCGGCGGACGGAGGCGGCCGTCCGCGACGTCGTCCGGCTGCTCCTGCCCGTCATCGGGTCGCATCCGGAGAAGGCGATCCGGTGGATGGAGATGCGGAAGCTCGCCGAGCTCTCCGGCATCCCCGAGTCCGAATGGGGGGCGTCCGAGATGCCGAAGGCGCCCGAGGTTCCGTCGCCGCGCGAGGTTCCCGCGGAGGCGGCGGTCGATCCGTCCATGCCTCCGGACCGCCTGCTCCTGGCCGTGCTCCTCCAGGGCGGGAGGAGCGGCTGGGAGGCCGCCATGCCGTGGTCGGACCTGCCGCAGGGGCTCGTGGCGGCGCTGGCGCAGGTCAGCCACATCCTGCGCCTCTCCGAGTCCGCGGGCATCCCCGTGGCGGACGCGGCGGGGGCCGTCGCGGACGGCGCGCCGCTGGCCTACTACCGCTACTGGCTCTCGGCGGAGGCGGGGGGCCGCGACCCGTCGGAGCTCGCCCGTCTGGTGGCGGCGGACCACCGGAGGCGCATGGCCGCGAGGGCGGCCGGCGCGGGGCGGTACGCGTACGCGCAGTTTCTTGACAAGGAGGAAAGGAAATGATCAGGGAAATGACCGACGACGACTACGAGTCCCTGTACATGGGGACGCTGCTGGATACGGTGGATGTCGCGGCCCGGCTCGTGCGTGCGGGCGTTCCGCCGGAGGCGGTCCGCGAGCGCGAGCTGGAGAAGGCGTGGTGGGCCCTCGAGGTCCGCGGCGACTGGGCCCGCGACGCGGAGATCCTCCTCGGGCTCGTCCGCGGAGACGGCTGAGGAGGCGCCCATGGAGATAAGGGAAATGAGGCTGGAGGCCGGATTTGCGGACCGGCTGGAGTTCTGCAGGCTCGCGGGGATCTCGCCCCGAACGCTTTCCCGATACGAATCCGGGGCGGAGGAGCCGCCCCGCTTCCTGCTCATGCTGCTGGCCATGATGGCGGGAGGATGCAGGTACTGCCGGCAATGCGCGAAAGGAGAAGGGCCATGCCCGCGAACAACCACACACTGAAGGCGGTCGAGGCCGTCCTGTGCCTCGACCCGTGCGTCTCGCCGACGATCCGCGAGGCCGTGAGAAAGATCCTCTCGGAGGAGGAGTCGCCGACCTGCGCGGAGACGGAGGCCGGAAGGCTTCTGGAGATCAGCTCGACCACGCTCTACAACTGGCGGAACGGGAAGTGGGCCAACGCCCCGCACCCGTACATCTTCCGCCACTACCAGACGGCGGCGGGCGAGACCCGCTACATCAAGCGCGAGCTCGTGGCCTACACCAGGCTGCGCCGCGTCCTCTGCTCGCGGGAGACCCCGCAGCCGTCCATCACGAGGGAGATGGTCCAGCGCGAGCTCGCGCTCATGGACAGCAGGATTCCCGAATAGAACAAAGCAAAGCAAAGCAAAGACAAGGAGCCAGCGCCATGGCAAGACTTGAAAGACCCTATGGACAGCTCACCTGGCAGATCAGGTGGGTGGAGCGCGACGCCTCGGGGAGGCGCCACTGGCGCTCCAAGACGACGGGCACGCGCGACCGCGACGAGGCCCAGAAAAAGCTCGAGCTCTTCGAGGACGCCCGCCGGCGGCGCATCGACCGCGGCCGCATGGCGGAGATCCTCCGGACGGCGGGCGTATCGGACGTCCCCGAGGACGTCCTCCTGGAAAGACTCTGGGACTGGTACGCGGGGCATTGCGACGTCACCGGCGAGGCCCGGCAGGTCCGCGCCCGCCGCGCGGCCCTGAACCGCTTCATCGACTGGCTCTGGAGCGCGCATCCGGAGCTCAAGACCACGCGCGAGGTGACGCTCAAGGTCGCCTCCGAATACTGGAAATACATGGAGGAGAAGAAACTGTCGCCGTCCACGCGCAACAACAACCTCTCCGCGCTAAACACGGTCTGGGCGGCGGTCCACGCCCCCATGGAGCTCGACTCCAACCCGTGGTCGGCGATCCGCCGCGACCGGGGCGGAAGCGTCCGATACCTGCCCTTCACGGGGGAGGAGCTGGCGGGGCTCCGCCGCGAGGCCGCCGCCTACCGCTCGTCCATGGCGGAGGACGGCTTCTGGCCGGCCGCCGTCGAAATGGGATACTACACGGGGCTCCGTCTCGGCGACATCGCCTCCCTGGACTGGGCCGAGGTCATGGACGACGGCGACTTCCTGGTCCTCGTTCCCGACAAGACCAGGCGGTGGGGCGACGA